GCCCAAGGAGAAAATCTCTTCCTCGGTTTGATACTATTTAGAAGAAAATCATATTGAAGTTTCTTAGGAAGGTGAGAACTCTTGTTCATCTCATTGACAAACAAGATGGTATCAGTAAATGAACTGAGGCACCGATTAATAATGTACGGGGGATATGCTCTTTCAGCGTCAACGTCATCATCAAGAATGTTTTTCTTGGATTGATTGATGCTGTATAGGTAATCTTTGAGTTGGTATGTCATTCCAGTGCCTTACGACCCCCGCGATAATGAATAGATTAGTAACGAAATAAGTAATGAATATAGCAGTGCGTATATGAGCAATGTTGTCTGCTTCTCGTTTATCATTGGATGCTTTCTCCCCGAGTGCTTTACACCATAGTCTCCACATTATTTGAACACAGCAGTAACGTTTACAACTTTAGCTTTGGGGTTGCGAGCAAGTGCTGTCTCCCTAGCATCTTGATAGTTTGCTGCCTCAACGATCTCGTCAAAGAGACGACCAGCAACGTAGAGTTGGACTTTAATTTTCATAGTTGTAAAGGACGAGTTCCTTTCGTTCTGCTTGATCTATTGTATACGATCCAACCGACCGCATGGTGTAGGTATGTGCAAATTCTCCAACTGTCCACCCATGGAACCGTTCCTTCACGAGGTTGGAATTGTTGTATGAAACCAGTTGAGGACAAATAAAACTATCACAATCAGCAGCAAACTTATCGTGATCAAATCCTTTGTGCATTGATCCCTTACGCCCATAGAGGTTGTCCTTAATGTCATAAGGAGGATCAAGATACACAAATACATTTTTGTAGTTTGACAACAAACTTTCGTATGAATAGTTAGTAATCTTCCAATCTTTAATTAGATTACCATACTCTGGAATTTTCTCAATGTTATTCATAGAGAAGTTGCTAACACTTGCTTGTCCAGAAAAAGAAGAACTTTCAGTCAGTCCAGAAAAGCTACACTTATTGATAATATAAAAAGCAACCGCACGATAGAAATCTTCTGCTTCTGGGTGATTGAGTTGGATCTTCATTTCATTGAAGAGTTGGCGAGCAAGTTCTGGTGTATTGTATTCTTCCTTATAATCTTTGATACAACGATAAAGTTCTTGTGGTTCATCACGAAGAAAGCACCAGAAAGTATATAATGGATTGTAAAGATCATTCACCCAGATATCAATTAAAGGATACCGCTTGGTAACTTCAAGTGCCACAGAACCGCCGCCAAGAAATGGCTCACGAAACTCTTTATAACCTTTCAGATCTGGCATGTACTGAAAGAGATTGCTGAGTGCTCTACTCTTCCCGCCAGGGTAACGTAATGGAGTTTTCAGTGATTTGATAGTCTGGGGCATGATATTTAAGATACTCAAAGAACGTTAGTTTCATTTCCTTCTGCGTCATACCACAGTGTTTGGCAGCAGCAGGTAAAGTCATTTTAGCACGAAAGAGACCTTCGTTTGCCTCTCTCACATTATCAGGAGTTGTCTTTACTGGGGCATCATATAGGTCCCACTTATTAATTTTGAATGGGTTCATTCACCGCACCTCATCTTCGCATATTCAAATATTTTTCCTGGGATGTTTATACCGAGAGCGTTCTCAAAACCATAAAATCCTGGTGAGGAGTTTGCTTCACATATTCGGTATCCATCTTCATGAAAAAGAAGATCAACGCCAGCGATATCAAGATCAAGAACTTTTGCCGTTTGAATGGCAAGGAGTTCCATTTTTTCATCAACATCATAAGCTACTCCTTTACCTCCACGGGATATGTTTGCTTTGAATGATCCATCGGTACTCTGGCGAAGCATAGCACCAACAACCCTGCCACCAATAACGATAACACGAAGATCACGTCCCTCTGTATATTGTACATATTCTTGGACGATCATAGAGTTCTTGAAGTCTAGCGCAGAAATTAATTCTGACAAGTCGGCAAATTGTTTCTTATTCTCACAGAGATAAACTCCAGCTCCATGTGATCCAGTAATGACTTTGACTACACAAGGAAAACCTACTTGCTTTTCAACTAAATCACAATTACTCGGAAAACGAGTAAGCATCGTTTTAGGAATTGGAAGTCCTGCCTGTGCCAGAATTTGATTAGCATACATCTTATCTTTTGCTGCGATGATGCTATCAGAGTTTGGCAGAGTGGGAACATTCATTCTTTCAAACTGACGCAAGACGGACAGATTGTAGTTACCAGTAGCAGAGCCTGTCCTAGCGAGTAAAACATCTGGGAGGCTAACAATCTCATTTTGGTAGCGGATTGATTTTCTGTCATCACGAGAAACAATAAGGTCAATTTCATCAGCATAAACAATCTTGAAATTAATTCCAAGTTGTTCTGCTTCTTCTAAAAATCTATCTCTTTCGTAAATCTCTTTGGTTTTACGATTTGCTAGCATCCATGTTTTCATCGGAATTCACAACTCATCATTAGTTCTGTAAGACAGGCTAGCATATTTACTTCTTGGTCAGGGACAATTGTGATGTCTCGCATATATTTGGCAATGATCAATACTGCTTCTGGAATAGAAGCTGGTTTGAGAACATCATACAGACTGTCATAGACCTTACGCATCATCATGCTAGGGTCATTATCAAGGTGTTGAACCACCCAGTTCTTCACTGTAGTAAATTCTTTCTTCTTCAGCGAAGTGAGTAGAGCGTCCAAATTGACATCAGCGACATCAACAAGAATAGCGGAACCGATAGCGCCAGTCGCAGCATAACGCTGGCATTCATTGATGAGACGGCGCCAGTCGGGATAGTATCGCTTGACAAGTTTGGCGAGGACTTTATCTTCATATTCTACACACTCATGAGTAAGGATAGATTTGAGACGAGTAAAGAACTCACCTTGAAGTTGAACTGCCTGATCAGGTTTGATACGAAAATCAACGACCGTACAACGAGAATGGAGAGGTTCAATAATCTTATTGATGAAGTTACAGGTGAAGATAAAGCGGCAGTTGCCATGGAACTCCTCCACGGCGGTCCTGAGCGAGAGCTGGACATCGTTAGTGGTGTTGTCTGCCTCATCAATGATAACGACCTTGTGGGACGCCCCAGAGGTCAGAGAGATCGTTGTGGCGAACTGACGGACCCGATTGCGTACCGTGTCCAGGAACCGCCCTTCGTCCGAACCGTTAATGACAATGTAGGACGCCCCGATCTCATGACATAGTGCTTTGGCAATTGTGGTCTTTCCGACACCAGCAGTGCCAGTAAGTAAAAGGTTAGGGATCTCTTCTTGTGCGACAAAACCTCGGAATACTTCTTTGATGTTTTCTGGTAGGATACAATCTTCCACAATAGAAGGACGGTACTTTTCAACCCATAAAAACTCTTTGCTCATTCTAACTCTCTCAAAATAGTTTGTGACACAATATTGGTGGCATTCAGTTCTGCCCGCATGTATTCTACACCATCCTCTGGTCTAGTGTGATCTCCACAAGTAAAGATGTCACAAACTGCTGTGCCATTCTCTGGCCAAGTGTGAATGCTGATATGACTTTCAGCAAGCAGAGCAACAGCTGTGACACCTTGCGGTTCAAACTTATGTGATTTCAAACTCAGTAAAGTAGATTTACACCAGATTGCTGCTTGATATAGAACATCTCTGATAAAACCTTCATCATCTAGATCATCAGCGGCACACCCCTTCAGGGTAAAAAGAATGTGTTTCAATCGTCACGGCTCCAATGCGATGTAATATTTAAGGTCAAGATTTTGATTTGTCCATTCGGAAATCAAATGTTTGGATACCTTAACAACATAGTCGCCAGGGAACAGACGGATGTTTTCAATCTTAACATCCAATGAATAATTGCCAGTACAATCACCAGAAATGGATTGCTCGTAAGTATTGCTGGTATCATTCTCTTTATCACGAAGGATGAGTTTGATTTGATTAGAACCTTCCTCGGATTGGAAAGTCAGATCGGGCAGACTATAAACGGCAGATGCTTTCTGAAGTGCCACAAGATCTTCACCAGTAAGATTGAATTGAAGATCAGCACCAGGAAACTTTACATTCTTTTCGGGTGCCGACTTCAGCGTAATCTCTGGATCTGAAAAATAGTAACGAGCAGACTTACCACCGCCACGGATGCTGACAAAATCGCTAGAGGAGAAGTCAAGTTCAGGACTGTCAAACAAAGTGATGCCAGAAAGAAACTGGCTGAGATCATAAATTGCGAAGTCCATAGGGAATACTTCTTCACTAGAGAACGCTGCCAGTATGTTCTCCGCATTGCTAATCGTGCGTACTGTGCTTCCTTTTCGGAATACGATGGAGGAATTGATACTGGAGAAGTTCTTGAGGACATCAAAAGTTTTTTTGGATAGGGTTACTTTACTCATCGGTTGTAATCTTCACGGACGGCGTTTTTATCATTGAAGTTCAGAAGCAAAACTGCGTAGTGTAGAACTTTGATAATGTCCATCCTAGCAGATCCTTTCTTATCATAACGAGAAGCATACTTCAGGATATTGCTGCGACAGAAAGCTTCTCCATCGCCACATGCTTCAATCAAATCCAGAGTTTGGATTTTATCATCACCAGCAGAGTAATGCTGTTTGTAGGTATTCATAATGTATTGGCGCAACTCTTCAAGGATTGCGTCTTCATTGTACTTAAAGTTCATTCTGTCCAAATGTGTTCAATATTATCATGGTAGCATTCTTCAAGGTTCCCGTCAAGGTCCCTGACAAATAATTTCATACCCTCGCCACCTAGGATACGAACGGTCTTGCCGTTTTTGAGGACGGCAAGACGATTTACATAACCGTGGAATTCATCAGAACGGATCGCTGACATTCTCTTCCTCCTTGGTTTCTACCTTGGCATCAATCTTATCATACAGTTCGATGAAAGATTGCTTGGTCTCATCATCAAAACGATTGACACAGACCTTGATGGCTTTGATACGATCCTGCCAGATAGCATAGGCACGGATGATATGGACCAGGCGACGAGTGCTGATCACTTCATCAATACCACCATCACGGAAGGTTTTACGGATGATATCTGCCCAGTTGGCGAGGTTCTCACAGAACTCTTCATCCACGGCATTCAGAGCAGCAGATGCTTTCTTGAGAATGGTGGTCTCTACAGTCACGGTAGGATAGTCCTGCTCAAAGGTGAGAGCAAAACGCTCAAGGAAAGCTTCGTTGAGAACATTGGTGCCGATGAAGCGTCCATCCTCAGAACCCTTGCCCTTGGTATTAGCAGTGGCAAAGATGTTGAAACCAGCAGCAGGTTGGATGAACTTACCAATCTTCTTCAGGAAGACACCCTTGCCTTCAAGAATAGATTGGAGACACAGGATCTTGTTAGAAGCAAGATCAACCTCATCGAGCAGCAGGATGGCACCCCGCTCAAGAGCTTCGATCACAGGACCGTTGTGCCACACAGTCTCACCATTCACCAGACGGAAACCACCAATCAGGTCATCCTCGTCGGTCTCGATAGTGATATTCACACGGATCAGTTCTCGCTTGAGTTGAGCACATGCTTGCTCAACAGAGAAAGTCTTACCGTTACCAGACAGACCAGTGATAAAGGTAGGATAGAACAGACCAGATTGAATGATCTTCTTTACATCAGAGAAGTTCCCGAACGGGACATAATTAGCATCTTTGTCGGGAACGAGGTTCTGTTGTTCCCGAACGGTAAAACTGACAGCAGGAGCAGCAGCAGGTGCCTTGAAGGTTTGCTCAAGCTTCTCCTGAACGGTCAGGTTCCAAGTGCCACGCTTCACATAGAAGTCACGCAGTCGCTTGGTAGCAGTAGCATAGGTGATGCCAAAGACACCACAAGCATCTTGAACCTGGGCAGCATTGATATCGTTACCAAAGTTGCTGGACAGGTACGAAGTCAGTTGCTCGGTAGTCACGTCAGATTTGGCAGGCATTGGGGTCATTGCGTTGATGTAGTTATTATAGGGCAGGTGGGGTGGTTTGGCGTCAGACCCAGGACGGTTTGCGAACTGGCATACGAAGGTAGTTGGATGCCACCCATGGTTTGCTGGCAATATACATTTTGTATGCTGTGAAGGTATCAATACTAGTATCTAATTTATACTCATCTGGCATAGCTCTAGCAAATGGAGTTACATTAGTGATCTTACCTTTTGGAAAAAGATAGTATGCTTCCAGCAAAGTATTGTAGCAAGAATGAAACTTACCGTAGCGAACAGAGTATTCATCGCATAGGTTCATGCCCCACTTGATCAACCAGTAGGCATTGTCAATAGTTTCTGCTGCCCATTTAGTACATGGGTGATTACGAAAGGCACCTTTCTCTGTACGATATGCGATACCATCTGCCTTGTGAATTGCTCCATACGAATGATACCACTTGGACGCTACGATGGATAACATCTGGCAGCATTCAAGTGGCATCTTTACGATATGTTTATCTGGCAAACAAATGGCACTCTCGGCAGGAAATGGCGAAGTGACAAAAATGTTCATATCAAAATTGAATTTCTAGATCTCCTTTACGGAATAGTTTAGCACCATTTGCCAAAGCAAACTGGAGGATTTGGACAGTTTCGTTATCCAAATTTACAGTTGATACTGGTTGTTCTACCTGATTGATATTAAAGTGCTCACACAACTTTGATTCTGTGCGGCGAGCTTTCTTACCGAAACTAGTACCAACCTCAACGTTAATAGATTTTACATAAGCATTCAAGGAAGATTCATAATCTTTTGCCACGATAATAATACCGTACTTACCATTTGCCAATGGTTTGCGTTGCTCCCAGTTATTGATGGGGAAGTATGTCTTAATGTCGGGAAAATTCTTTTCTAAGATTTCTTGAATAGCAGCAGCAGATCCACGATTGGTTCTCAGTTGTGATACTGCTTTTACACATTCTGTACGAATTTTTGCTAACTGTGGAATAGAAAGTCCATAGTTATTTTTTAGTACATAGTTGATTGGATTTGTGATGGCATTTTTTCTCATGATTAGGGCGTCAGTGAATTAACGTTATTATATAGGAAGAAAAAAGGGTTGTCAAGCAACATAGGCGACAAAAGAGTTCAGAAGTTTCTTATTAGTGGATTTGGAATTCAGCATCTTCTTGAAGGCTTTAGTGATATCGCCTTTTTTCGCTCCACTCTCTACATCAAAGGCAGAAGTTTCATCAAGAGAATTGTTAGAGATCGCATACAAAGCAGTGAATGCTTTAGGGCAAGGAATGATGGCAGACTTTTCTTTCTTCCACTGCTTCTGGACTTCGCTGTAATAAGCAACGTCGGCATACGAGCAGACAAAGTTAGAAAGTTGGGAACCAGAGAGAATACGGAAACCCAACACATTCACGCCAGGGTTACGGTCACGCAGTTGCTGAATGAAGGTATTGGTATTACCATCCCATCCTTCAAATGCTTTATAGACACGACCAGTCTGACGATCTCGCAGGCAAGTGCCGTTGTCCAAACGGCGGGGGCGAACATAAGAATGATCACGGTATTCATCATACAGTTTGCGACCATAGGAAGTCTGGCAAGCTTCACCATCAGAGAGAATACAGACATTCACTTTCTGAAGATCGTTCTGTTTCTTGAACTGCGGGATGATGTAGTTGAGCATGATGATACCCTCGTTCAGAGGAGTGCCAGACAAACCAAGACCAGTAGTAGCACTGTAGTAAGTGTGGTAAGTGTAGGTGTATGCTTCTCGGAAAAGATTACGACACATACGCTCATAGTCCTTACCGTTAGAACGAGAAGAAACAAAATTTACCAGATGGAACATACCTTTCTGGAGATAGATTTTGTTTTCGTGGCAACCGTTGGCAGCAAAGTATTCATCATTGGAGATGTATTGATCTTTGCCTTGCTTGATACGACGGACAGGGAAGTAATCGTTGGTAAAGGCATACACCTCAAACGGGATCTGAACTTTCTTACAGAAGGCAGTAAGGTTCAAAAGTTGTTTGACAGTAGCAAAGATCTCACGCTGCATGGAACCAGACCAGTCAAGCAGAAACAGCAGACCATGGTTCTTGCCATCAGGAAGGATCGTAACCTTTTTGAAAATATCTTCGTTGTAAAGATAAGTATGAAGCTTGGTAGTGTCTAGAACACCAGTCTTGGAAACACCAGCACGAGCATAAGCATCGGCAGACTTACGGCATTCAAACTCCTTCACAAGGTAATTCACTTCTTTCTGAGATTGCTTGCGGAAAGATTGATAGTCAGCATCAACACCGTCGTAAGCAGTCTTAAGCAGAATATCATTGAGACCTTCACGCTGCTCATCAATCCAGTCATGAACTTCGGTCCAGTCAGCAACATACTCATCAAGAACCACATTGTCGGGGATCTCAACATAGTAAGTGTTGCCACCAGAGAAGGTATTGGTCAGACGCTCAGCAGCACGATCAAAGGCATCTTGAGTTTGGGAACTCTCATCGTCACCTTCATCACCAGCATCATCAGCATCCTCACCTTTCGGTTGAGTAGCACCACCAGTTTGCTGACCCTGCTGATCAGAGTTGCTGGAGGGTTGGTCATCATCAGCATCACCCTCGGTTTCATTATCACCCCCAGATTGGGTCATACCACCCCCACCTTGAGTGGTTTGCTCAACATCAATGTTGGCATCTACTTTCTCTTGTTCTTTCTCTTGCTTGCTGAAGTTATAAACATCTACAGCAATCTGGAGCACTTCATCAAAGTTCTCTGCTTCTTCGGTACGAGCAACAAACACTTGCTCATCAACAGAGAAAGGAATGAAGGCACCAGCACCAATCTTGAAGTGAAGATTAATACGGTCAATCAAGCTATAAGTATTCAGATCATCACCAGCAATATCAAAGAAATCCTGGGCATTCAGTTCTTGATAACCACCAGCAAAAGATTTACGCAGACCAGGATACTTACGCTTCATCAGCTTCTCAATACGAGCATCCTCAATCACGTTGATGAAGTCTTTAGGGCATTCTGCCTTGGCAGTCCAATCCTCGTTGGGGGTGAAGAGAGCGTGTCCCACCTCATGACCCACCAGCATATCATATACGATGCTGGAAGCACGGTCCCAGTTTGGGAGGGTCAGCACACGGGTCTCAACGTTGAAGGACGCTGTAGGGCAGTTACGGTGCTCTACAACGAGGTTTTCAGTAGCGAGCAGGCGGGCAAGGTTGCCCTTGATTTCTTGGCGGGTCATCGGTTTTTTGCTGATGTGATAAGCATAGCAAGAGGGGCACCCCCTTGGAGGCACCCCTATTCCAGTTCAGAAACTGTCTCTTGGATCACGGAGAAGTTCTTTTCCTTCACCGCTGTCAGCGTTCTGTCAAACTTTCCTTCCAGTTGTTCTCTGTGAGAAATGACATAAACATTTGTTTTTTCATCAAAGTTACGAAGGATCCATCCAAGATCACTGCCACCCTGTTGATCCAAAGAACTATCAAAGATCTCATCTAAGATTAGAAGATTAGTATCCACGCTATTCTTAAGTTTAGCAATAGAACGCCAAGTAAGCAACAGAGCAATATCAATTCTAGCTTTCTCTCCTTCGCTGAAACTATCATAGGAAAACACATCACGGTATCTGGATTTGATGATCTCTTCAAAGTTTTCATTCAGTGTGAAATTCACATAGAAATCCATACGTTGAAGATATTGATTGATCAATTGGTTCATCGCTGGGAGATAGGTTTTGATAATCCTGGTCTTGATCCCGTTATCTTTCAACAACTGCGATGCTACCAACAGTGTATCACGTTCTTTCTTGTAGTCAGCAAAGGTCTTGGTCAAATCTTTTTTATTTGTAACAAGTCCTTCAAGTTTGACGAACTCTGCTTTCTTGTCTGGGTTCGTTTCTTCCAGTTCTTTGATCTCGGTTTCTATATCACTGATTGTTTTTCGTATGGAAGTAATCTGATAATTCGCTTGAGTAATAGAAGAGTTGAAGCCAAGTATAATTTTTGATAGTCTTGCGAATTCATTTTCTCGCTCCTCTTCTTTTGCGATGGCATCCAGCAGATCTTCAATACCAGTCTGAAGATTATTTAATTCACCCTCACCCTCAGCAATTTTATTCTGTCTAAATTCTTCACTCAGATCTTGAGTACAAGTAGGACACACATGGTTCTCTGCGAAGAAAGCATGTTCTTTCTGACAAGATGAAAGTTTTGATTGAATTTTAAAGAGAAAAGTGTTTAACTTCTTTAGCTTGGAAGAAGAATTTGATAGGTCTTCCATTTCTTTAGAATGTTTTTCAACTTCAGAAGTCAGACGCGCAATCTCATGATGCTGTGTGTTTTCATCTTCTAACAATACAGCAATCTTATTTTGCTTACGGTCAATCTCTTCTTGTGTTTTCTTCTCCAGTTCCAGCATATACTTTTTCTGAAGATCAATCTTCTCTTCCAGAAGGTGAAGTTCGTAGTCAAGGTTCTTGATCTCATCATTGTTCTCTCGGACTTTATCCTTGAGAAGAATGTTCATCGTAGAGAACACTTGAATGTCAAGGATATCTTCAATGATCTCACGGCGTTGTGCCAGAGGTAAACGCATGAATGGAACGAATGTTGAAGAACCAAGCACCACAATCTGGGTGAATGATTTGTAGTTCAGTTTGAGAACGTTTTGTTCAAAGTTCTTCTGCTGATCAACAACCGTGCTTTCTTGGTTCCACAACTGATCGTTACAGTAGATCTCAAATTTGTTTGGTTTGATCCCACGAACCACCTTGTAATCATTCTTGCCGATGCTAAATTCAATTTCAGTCAGACAATCTTTTTCGTTGATACTATTAACCAGCAGTGGCTTGTTGATCTTACGAAATGGTTTTCCAAACAAAGAAAAAGTAAGAGCATCCAGAATGGTGCTCTTGCCAGCTCCGTTGGAACCGATGATTAAATTTGTTTTTGCTTCCTGCAAATCCACTTCACTAAAAACATTTCCCGTAGAGAGAAAGTTTTTCCATCGGATCTTTTTAAAAATAATCATTCTAAATCATCGGGTGGGATCAAAAAATCATCAGGAGTTATGATTGTAAATCTATGACCACGCTCCTGACATGCTGTTATTATAACATGGTCGTCAACCTCAACAATCTGCATTGGAGGATAGTCTTGGTCTTCTTCTAGCATCATAAGATATCTGTCAGCATCATCTTCTTCTTGAAAGATGGGAATAACTCTGTCTTCGTCTTCGTCAAAGACAGAATAGACGCCATCTGGGTGATCTTCCAAGGTTACGATGAACATGTTAGACAACGTTACAACTCTCAATATATAGAGTTCTCATCAAACTCTTGAGATTTGATTTGTCTACGGTCATTTCTACTTCATCAATGTATTCATTCAGAAGTGTTAATGTATCTTTTGCGGACATTTCAATGTCGGTTTTGTTGTCTTCACCGACAAGGTTTTCAATAATCTTTACATCATGAACGCCTACGTTGTAAAGACGATCAACCAGTGTTTCAAACATTTGGTAGTCTTTCTTTTCATCAACGACGATCTTGATGTACTTGTCTTTATAATCAGACACATCTTGTTTGTTGTAGTCTGTCTTTGTATCGTCATAGGTGATCTTTTCAAAGATCTCAAACGGGTTTGGGATATACTCAAGCTTATCACTTTGAGTATCGTAAATATGAAATCCACGGATGTCCTTGTAATCATTCCAATACATCTGATAAGGATTGCCAAGATACTGAATGTTTCCTTTCTTAGAACGGTGGTGGAAATGTCCAGACCAGACACGATTGAAACGATGGAACAACTTTGGATCCATACCATGATCCATTGTCATGCCAGGTGTAACTTCAAACCCATCAAGTTCTAGGTGACCACAACAGATATCAGCATCAGAAGTTTCAAGTAGCTTCAAGACCTCATCACGGTTCTCTGAGTTGATCCAAGGCAACATCAGAAACTTTTTACTGCCTAGTGTAAAATGCTTTGGTGAAGCATAAATGCTGATGTTTGAATATTGCTCCAGTAAGAGTTCAGGTGAGTTGATACGGTTGGTATTCTTGTAATAAGTACAATGATTACCAAGAAGCATATGTACTTTATAACCTTGGAGTTTATCAAAATAGTTTGTCTTGACACGATGGAAGGTATTGAAGTCCATTGACTTACGATTGTCAAAGGTGTCGCCAAGATCAAATACATGAGTAACACCTTTCTTCTTTAGGGTAGGAAAGAACACCTCATCATAAAACCTCTGAAAATAATTCCAGAATGATAAAGATCCTTTGCGTCCATCAAGGTGTTGATCAGTGATTAGTGCTACTTTCATAATTTACCTCCAACTGTTCCATCGTATTGAGTAGTTGGTTCAGAGAACCCTTCTTGTTTTGCTCGTAGATACCAACGGGTCGCATCAATAAGGTGTTCCTTACTAAGTGTGGTGAGGATGCCCTTATCTTCTTTATCGTAGCTAGTCCAAGTTCCAAAGCGTTTCTGTTCGACACGGAAACATTCATCAATCCATTCATAATCACTCATCGGTTCATTCGTGTTTCAATACTTTCTTTGATCGTACCCATGTCGGAATAGGATGCGTTCATACCAGACATTGTACCATCAAATGTGTCAGTGTGCATTACTTCGTCATATCCTGAACGCTCAAGGATCTTTCCTTTGATCTCAAGTTGTTTCTTTTCTTTCTGAATACGACGAAGGAAAGCGTAGTAAATGATTTGAGTGAAGTAAGCAAACGGGTTTGTTGATTTCTCTGGATCAAAGTTATCAATATACTGTAGACAGTTTTCAATGCCATCACAGATCATGTCCTCACGGAACATGTAATTGACAAAGTTTGGTTTGTATGATAGATGTGTGGCGATCTTCAAGAAACATTCACCCAAATAATTTGTTACTCGTGGTCGTGGTTTTCCCGCTTCTTTCGCAGCAATGACCTTAGATCGGTACTCACTGATCGCAGCAAGAAACTCTTTGTTATTAACGTAATTTTCGGTTTGTTTTTTTCTTGTCATTACTGCGAATGTCACGGTGTTCTCACATCATTTGTATCAAGTGTAGCATAGCAATACTCAAATGTAAAGGGGGCTTGACAGAACCTCAGAAACTTAGTACAATAACTCTGTCAAGGGTTCAAGGTTGATATTAGCTTTTATTAAATATATCTTCTAGAGATTTTTTAACTTCTTTGATAGACCCCAGATAACCAGATCTTCTAGGAAGTTTTGATCCTTTACCAACTAGCGTTTTGGCGCTTTCAATTTTCTGAACTGTCTTTAAATAAAACTCTTCAATAGTTTCATCCAGTTCAGTCATGGTGAGGATGTGATCTCGTTTGATAATAAACATATCATCAAATGTAGCTGAGATCCATTCTTTTAAAGTAAATCCTGTCACTTCCATGTGACCTTTCTTTTGTTTGGCAGTTTCAACTGCTAGTGGTTTATCCAACATAACTTTGTCTTCATCGGGAAGATAGCAAACTCTTGCTACTACTTCTTCCCCAGAAACTAATTTGAGTGTCGCATAAAATTCTTCTTCCATATTAACTTGCTCGTAAATTTACTCTTATGACCTCATACTTAAAGTTTTCTTCGTTGTAAATATTAACTCTTTCGTTTAGATGCTTCAGTGTATAATTTTGACCACCTATATCATCAGCAATGTCATACAAGGTTGCGATATCTTTTCCTTCTCCCTTACGCAATACACGTCCAATAGATTGTAAATTTCTGATCCGCGATTTACTTGGTGAGGCGAATATAATATTGTGTAGTCTTTTGATGTTGATACCAGTTGAGAACGTGCCGTATGAAGCGATGATCACAGCATTGTTTTCAGTTTCAGTAATTTGACGGACTTCCTCTCTGTCCTCAACATCAGTTCCACCATGAACAAAAAATATTTTCCTGGTGGGATCTATGGTGCTATTTATCAAATCAAAAAGTGGTTCCCCATGCTTCTCAACATAGTTGAACAATACAAGGGTATTACCTTCTATATCTTTGACAAGATTTTTGATTAGATTATTTCTTCCACGATGTTGTATTAGATACTCAATTTCATCGTGGTATGTGTCAAAATATTGAGGAGCATGTTTACAAAGTAACACTTTGATCCTAAATTTAGAAAGGTGACCCTCTCTGATTAGATCATCAGTTTTAGTCACACGCTCACAATCACCAAACAAACCTTCCAATACCCACTTGTGTGTCTTGCTACCATCAAGTGTTCCAGTGAAACCAAATCTATACTTCGCATTATGAAGCTTCGTCATAATACCAGTGAGTGATTTAGATTTGAACAGGTGTGCCTCATCACCAATCACACAATCAAAATCATCAAAGTATCTCTTAGGAAACTTATAGATTGATTGCCAAGTGGAAATAATAATTGGTTTATCAGTATTCTTATCTTTACCAGAGTAAATCTTATGAACATGATCATCAGCATTCCACCCATAGTCCTTAAAGTCATTGACCATCTGTTCTACGAGGGACGTAGTAGGGACGATGATGAGCGTTTGCTTGTTGGTAGCAGTATAGTATCTGACGAGGGAATAGATCATCAAAGATTTTCCACTGCCAGTAGGAGAAAGAAGTAACTTACGGTTGTTTTTTATCGCCTCATAGACAGCACGGTATTGATACTCTCTTGGAGTAATTCCTTCTCTGGTGATCTTGTCCATAAAGGTTTTGATACCAGCAGGAGAAACAAAGTCATTAGTTTCTTGAACATCTCCATACCAATCATTCTTTTCGTACTGTATAGTGTATTGACGCTCCGCTGCCCACACCTCAAGGTGCTTCATCAACCCACCATATAGTTCTCCAGTTCCAGGAGAATACAAACGAATAGTTCCATCCCAATATTTGTAACGAGGATTTTTCTTTAGGAACTTTGCTTCTGGAACTTCAAATGTAAAATAATCCGAGAGCTCCATATGAACATGGGGCTCTGTGGATTGGATAGTAACGTATACTTCGTTCTTCTTCTTTACAGATAGGAGGGTCATTATTGTCCATTAATAAATTTCTCCCACTCAATGGCACTCTTGATCTGAAACCCTCTGTTTGAAATCTGCCTCATAACCTGATCTAACCAGTATAACATCTGGTCTAGATACTTGATCTTCGCCTCAAGATTGATAATCTCATCATCACTCTCTAGGTAAGTCTTCATTTTTTCGGAAGTTTGAATTCTTCCGCCAAAAGGTTTTTCTGCGTAAACACGAGCATCAGCTTCACCACTGTAGTATTCGCGTTTTTCTTTTACAAGCTTTCTGATTTCAAACTCCAGAGAAGTTTTGATCTGTGAGATATCAGTGTAATGGTTTAAGTATTTATTGTGTTGGAAAGGGATGTCTAACGCAAGTTGTCCAAGATCTGTGGTATACTGTTTGTTCTTGAACTGAAAATCTACTGCGCTATCCTCTGCCCATTCTTCACGTAGTTGATCAAATTTATTACGAAGAGTTTCAAAATTCATAAAGGTTTCATGTTTTTATTGAGGATAAAAAATCGCTGATGCTTGAATGTAACTTCAGCAGTAATGTATTCTACATCTGTCATTGTAGCATTGAATTCTAGACCAGACAATGACACTGGAAAAATATTCTCAAACGATACAATGAATGCGGGATTGTATGATGAAGTTACAATGTGTAGTTGAGCATTACTATATTCTTCTTTTGGTGGAGTATCGGCGTCATCATCTGCTCTGCCGTTCTCGCGCATCCATTTATGAATTGAATAATAATTCTTTAGATCTTCATCAACAATAAATTGAACAGTAAAATCCCCGAAAGTGACACCACCTCCAGGGATAATAGGTAGGTTGCGAAATCTTGTCGCAAACTCTGTTGTTGGCATAGTGATATCAGGAACGTTTGCTCTTTGACAAAAGAAATCCGTTCCTTCAAATTTATCCAATTTCAAAAGATAACCAACTGGATTTAGAAAATTTCTATTCCTTGGTTGCTCTTTGTACCACTCAGCGGCCATGTCAACTTCCCAAGCTACTAGTTATTTATCTTTGAGTAGTTCCTCCATTCTGCGGCGCATATTAGTGCTATCCTGCTTTAGATAATCTCTGAGTGAGTATCCGCGCTGTCCTCTGAGAATACATGTTCCTTGATAGAACATCGTGGCAGCAAATACTAATAGGAAAACAATTCCGATTATTTCAGGGTAATGTTGAGCCATGGTAGTACTGGTGGTATAACTCCAATAAGTCTTAGCAATCCTTCAGCAAATAGAGCAAGGACAACCCAACCAACGCACATAGAAATAATGGAAGCATTCCGATTGTGCTGTCGTATAGCAGCATCAATCATCTCCTGACATTCTTTGTGTGTTATTAATCTTTCTGGTGATATTTCTTTCATACGATGTGCCATAATTGTTTTCCCATTCTGGTTCATACATTGGGCATGGTTCTTCCATCAAAAGATTGATCCTTGCTCTTTCTACTCTTCTGTACAAATCATCTAAGACCATTCATCTTCCTCCTCTTCGTCCCAAACAATATATGGACCATGCTGCATCCTTTCAAGTTCTTTTGTCTTGGCAGCAAATGATGCTGTCTCACCTAACCACAATGCCATCTTCATTACAATAAAAACCATCGCTAGTGGCGACAGACATAACAATAAAATGAGTGACGATTGGTTCATGTGTAGTATTCGTTTAGAATATCTAGTATTCTGTCCAGAGTATAATTAGCACCATCATTCCAATCTTTACCTTTGCTGATAAAAATTCCATCATGTAATGCTGTTTTCATTTTATATACTCTTGCTAGCATGTCAACCTTACTCATCATTCCTCTTGGCATAACTTAATAAAAAATGCTATTTACTATTTACAAAAAAAGGGACCCTTTCGGGTCCCCTGTGTGTTGAATTGTGAATGGATCACATGAGGTTCTTAACGAGTACTCTTCTGTAGTACTGGTTGCGGTTAGCAGTGAGGGTCTCTGCATCTGGGGTGCCATTCGACTGAACGACGAATGGGTTAGCAACCATTCCGTAACGGGTCTTGAAGCCAATCTTAGGCTGGAAGGTGTTAGGATCAATCGAACGGAGCATCTGGAGGGGAACATATGGGCAGTAGAATAGACCTGCGTCATATGGTGAAGAACCCTTGTAACCAACAACATAGTAGTGGTTGCTGGAAACGTTTGCTGAATAAGGATCAACATAGACCTTAATTCTGCCGTTCATGGTTCCGACAAGGAGGTTACCAGTGTCATCTACTTCACCGATGGAAGGACCACCAGCGCCAGAGAGACCAGAGGTATAGTCTAGGGTGCCGCTCATAGCGAGAGCAGAAGCAACATCAGCAGAAGTGATGATGAAGTTGCCCTTACCACGACGGGTTTGCTGAGCAATAGCGTTAGCATCGCGCTCAACTTGGAACATAAGACCCTTGAACTTCTCAACTGACCAACGACCGTTTGAGTCAACGTCGAGGTCGAAGATACCAGCGTTAGCAACGTTGTTCTGAGCACCAGGCTTAGCAACGGTGTAAACTGTTCTTACAACTTCACGGTTGATCTCAGCGAGGATTTCGCTGGAGAGTAGGTTAGCGAGCTCTTGCTCAGCATCAAGACCATGGATTGCCTTGAGGTCTTGTGCTAGTTCTAGGGTGTATTCTGCCTTGAGTGCTCTGGTACGTGCTTGTACCGAAGTCTTCTCGATGCTGAAGCTCATCTCGTTGAAGAGAGTAGCGCCAGAACCTAGAACTTCTGCGGTTTCACGAGGAATAGCGGTTGCGCCACGCTCGTAGGTGCCGCTGTCGTTTAGAAGACCAGGGTTAGCATCGGTAGTACCACCATCACCTCTTGGGTGAGTGTCGTCGCCACCAGCAGCGTTGGTCTGGTTATAAACAGCAGAACCTGCTGAAGAAGCAGAGAAGTTGCTATCAGGCTCGTTGTAGAGAGCTTCTGGACCAGCACGAAGAGCTGAACCATTTTCCTGATAGTGATACTTCATTGCGAAGATTAGTCCAGTAGGACCGCTCATTGGTTGAACACCGCAGATATCATAAGCAACGAGGTTAGGCATTGCTCTGCGGATTAGGGAGATCATGACAGGATCGAAACCTGCGAGACCACCAGTTTGGGTTCCTAGTGCGCTACCCGAAAGTGCGTTAGAACCGATAGCACCAACAGTGTTGGATGCTTCGTTGATCATACCACGCTCTTCGCGTAGTGCTTTTTCTGTGTTTTCTAACAGAACAGCGGTAACAGCCTTTCTATAATTGTCCTTGATAGCGCCAGCGCCTTCATGACCTAGAACAGGTGCCCACTTTTCGGTTAGAGCTTGTGCGTTAAACATTGGTTTGCTCCGTTGAAAATTGAGGGATTAATAAATTATCAGTTACCCCAGCGGTTTAGTGCCTGGAGGTATGCTGCCATTGCTGGTGATACTTCCTGACCTTCCACTGGTGTTTCATCTACAGTTTCTGCTGGAGTTGCGATTGATTCTTTGAAGTATGACTCCTTAATGGTTTTCACCTTTCTGGAGAAATCTTCTTCCGAAACGAAATCTAAACCTTCAGCAAGTGCTGCAAGTTTTTCTTTCTGAGTATCTGCTAGTCCTTCCGAAACAATGTTCAGAATGTTGATTTTGGCAGTCTCATTCAGACGATTTTGTAGTTTCACATTAGCCTTAACCTGTTCGTCGAGGCGCTCTTCCATTTCACGAATTGATTCAGCCATACCTTCGACCACATCAACTTTATCGTCGGGGATCGAAATGTAGTGCTCTTCAAAGAGACCCTTGAGACCTGCGATGAAGTCTTCGGTAATCTCATTTCTGATACCACGGTCAATGGCAACTTGATTTTCTTCCATCCACTGACCAATGGCGTAGGTCACAGTGCCATTAACTTCTTCAGCAAGTTCGTTCTTGATTTCTTCAACTTGCTTATCTAGTTCATTGGCAAAGTGCTCTACAAGCTTGTCATACTCTGCGTTGAGTTTTGCTGTTACTGCTGCTTCAAAGATTGTCTTTGCTTTCTCAGCAAACTCTTCAGAGAGTTCAGTGCCCTCAAGGAGAGCATTTACGTCGTCGGTCATGTCAATTTCAAATCCAGCTTTGATTGGATATGTGACATTTCCGCCCATCTTAGTGATGCCGTATGCTGCGGCAACATTTACTGTTGGTTGAGTTCCTTGATCGCCAGCATCTTTCTTTGCTGCGAACTGAGGATCACCAGAAATTTGCGAGATAGGTGCTGCTGCTTTCGCACCTGGGTTCTCTTCACCATCTTCATCGTTGGAATGAAGTGGCGCGGAAGTTGAACCGCCAAGATCAGCAGGAGCTGATTGACCGATCGCAACCGAAGGTTGGACGGTTGGTTGTGGATCCTTTCCGCCAGCCTTCGCAGTCTGAACGTCAGAAACCTGTGAAGGGTCGCTGCCAGCACCAGGGATCACAGAAGCTTGAACAGTCGGCATTGGATCGCCAGCTTCCAGAATAACTTTTTGCTCAGCAACAAACTCTTCAAACTTTTCGTTTAGCATATCTGACATTTGAGTTTACCTCGTAATTTCCGTATAATTATTCTAAGTTTATTTATGAAATCAAAGATTTGAGAGGAAATGCTCAAAGACTTTGAGCGTTCTCGCTTCCATATTTTGACGAGTTGCCTCATCAATATACTTGCGGTATTTATCTACTTTCGCTTCCTTGAGAATTCCGTTTTCCCAAATCCACTCTTTGCCTTCCATGATGCCATTGACAAAAGCATCTGGTGCGGAAGGATCTGCTACAATATCAGCAGCGGTGGTGAGGAAGAAATCGTCGCGGACAATTGAGATATCTTCTCTCTTGTCAATGCTACCCATACCACGAGATGAAACACCAAGTTGTACTCCTTCACCAAGAAGTGACTTAGCAATCTGTCCCATGGGGGTATCTAGAATTTGTGCCTTTCCATAGAAGTTGTGTCCTTCTGCGCGGAGTTCAACAATTCTATGTGACACTCTATCAAGATTGATAGTAGGACCATCTGGGTGTCCTAGTTCTCCAAGAGCTCTCTTTGACTTTACATATTCTTCGTTGTATCTCTCTACCTCACGGTTGAGAACATCGAATGGATACATGCGACCATTGCGGTTCTTGAGTTCGGATTGAAGAAAGATACCTTCAATGTAAAGAAGTTTCTTTCCATTCTTTTCTTCTGTGAGAACTTTTACGTCCTCAATCTGTTCCGTTATCAGTTTCATCGGTTTCGGTCTCGGTTGGTTCGTCAAAGAAAGTTTTCGCTACCACTTGCTTGTAAGTTGCCATAGCATCAGATGCTTTAGCAAATAACATGTCATGGATTGCGTCAATAGCGGATGCTCTGTCGTTATCGCTGATCTTGCCAACAATATCAACGGCGCCCATTTCGTTATTAGTTTCAGTCATGATAAGATAACAATATATAATTTATTTAGACTTTGGCGCAGGTGTAGGTTGTGCCTTCATCTTTTCCATCTCTCTGTCCATGTTTGCGTCAGCAGCTTCTTGTTCTCTGGCAGCACTATCATCTGCTTGAATACCTTGTAATTCTGGACCGAACGCAGTATTTTGTTGTGACATTGTATCCATCATATTTGTCTGGACTGGATCAATCGCAAGACCAGATGCGATCTCTCCCTTCATCTGTTTATCAATCTCCTTGAATTCTTTTTCAGTTTGATTGAGAATATGCTTGCGTATATATTCTACTGAGTAGTATTTGCCAACAAAAGGATCCATCTGTGTAACAATGGCAATACGCTGGGTCATCATTTCAATTTCTTTCAGTTCGTTGAAATGATTATCAAATAAGAAGTCGTATTGGATATGCTCTTTCATATCATCCCAATCTTCTGGTGAGATGATACCCTTGAGGATTAGTTGTGTCTTGAGAATATCTTGGAATAGTTCGCTGAAACGCTTGCGGAGACGACCGATGAACTTAGCAAACTTGAGTTCATCCCTGAGAACCTCTGTGGTCTTACCAAGATTAAACCCCTTGTTGTCATCCGTAAGGCGGGAAGGTGGTAGGTTGAGTGAGTTGTAAAGTTTCTTTTTGAAATACTCAACATCCTTGAGCTCACCAAGGTTTTGACCGCCTGGTAGTGTAGTGATCTCAGTTCCTCTACCACCTTCACGACGAGGTAACCAGAAATCTTCAAGCATTGACATATGCTTTTTATCATCACGCATCTCTCCAGTTGATGAATCATAAACAAGTTTGTTTCTGTAACGAGACATTACATCGCGGAGGTATTGTTCTGCTTTTACCTTCGGAAGATTGCCTACATCAATGTAAAAAATTCTACGTTCTGGTGCGCGTGACAATCTGTAGATTACCAAACTATCTTCAATCATTCTCAATTGATTGAGAGACTTGATTGCTTTATGGAGAAAGCTCAGCGTCATGCGCTTATTAAGATCTTGTAATCCAGAAGGAATAAATGTGACACTATCAACTGCCATCTTCACTCCTTGTGAAAGTGACATGTCACCAATTGGTCCTAGGACACCACCTTGATAAAAACCTTTTGGATTAAACAAATAATAATCTACGAATGTTCCATACTCATACTCAAGTGCTGTTCCTTTGATAGCAGCACGAGCAAGAGAATCTTTTGGTTTATCGTCAATCTTTTGGCGGACCTTCTTGATCTTCATTGGATCAATGTAACGAAGTTCCGTAATACCTTTCTTTGGATTGTCTAGATCAATTACTTTGTGGTAGAATACTCTACCGTCAATATACCAGTTACGCACAATCTCATGTGCGCGATTATCAAAATTTAAAAGACGTTTAATATAATCAAATTCATTTCTAATTTTATTTTTTACTCCAGATCCAACTTCTAAGTTATCTAAGTTGATTTCTACTGGACTGTCATTGGCATCGCTAACTACAAATTCATTTACAACTTCATCAACAGCACTATCAACCTCTGGATGAAGTGCCATGTCACGATAACGACGGATCAACTCAAACTCATTGCGAGCTTGAGAAGCATTATCCGTTTCTACATATGTTCCATAATAACCGCCAGCCGCAACCGCAATTGGTTCGTCAGCAGAAGGAGGCACAGGGGACTGACCCTTCTGTGCCTCCTTGCGATTAATTTGGAAGCCAAATAGTTGACTCATGATTAGTTATTCAAATTACTGCTTCCAACTATTTATCAGACTACTGGAAGTGAAGATACGCCCTGTCTGGTTCCTGCCTCAGCGGTGAAGTATGAATACTGCCACTCAACTGTGAACTCTTCAATCTGATCATTGCTATCATAAGCAACGTCAATTTGAGAAACATTAGTTGGGAAGCAATACTTAAGAGTGTATGCTCTTAAGATAGCACCTTCTTCGCTAGCATCTTTCTCTAGTTGCTTAACTCCAAGGTCAGCCATGTAACCTGAAGAATTGTTAGGAACAAATAGAGGAGCAGTATTGCCCTCATGAGTATTGATGCTATTTGCCCACTGCTCAAAGAATGAGCGTAGTTTGAAATCCTTATCGTTGAAGAATGTGGTAGTCCAAGTATCAAAGGTGCGATCACCTGCGATCTTAACTGTTCTTCCACGGAAAGGAACTTCAATAACACCTAGGTTTGAACCTGGAAGTGCTGCTGACTTACAAAGTAGATTTGTAAGATTTTGATCTTCTGACTGCTTTGATAGCGTGGCAGGAAACTGAACATCAATCAGGAACATGTTGGGCTTCACGCCCTGACCGATAGTTTGTAGGAACTGACTTACGTTTGACGATGCCATTAGTGGTTACCTCTGTGATTTTTTCTTATACTACTAATTATCTACCAACGACTTCCGAGAAGGAAACGCCCGTTCTGGTTGCCGTTACGGTAACCGTTACATAGTTGATTGAGCGGGTTGGCTTGAGGTAGAGTTCAGCCACAAACTCATTTCTGTCAATGACTTCTGGAGTGTTATTTGTTTCATCGCAAACAACTAGGAAGTCAGTGACACCTCTACGTGCTTGAACTTCAGAAAGATATGACGAAATTGAAGCACTGAAGTTTGAACGAGTGGTGCTATCATTTTGCTCAAAGAGCACTGCTTCAGCAAGTGCCTTTGCTCTCTTCTCAACATTGAGGAACAAACGACGAACGTTAATTCTATCAAATGCGGAAGGTGAAGCAAGACCAGTCTTGTCTCCAAAGAGAACAGGACCAGAACCAGGAAGTGAAACGATTGGGTTAATTCTGTTGCTGTAGAGATCATCTCTTGCTGCTTTGTTTGGATTGAAAGCAAGCTTCACAACATTCTGAACACCACCACGATTTAGACCTGCTGGTGAGAACCAGTCATCTAGAATTGCCGAGGTTGAAACACAAAGTCCAGCAACATCACCGTTACAACCGATGTAACGATACTTATCGTTGAAACGATCGTAGGTATACTTGACACCACTATCAAGAACAACATATGAGCTTGAAGCAATGTTGTCAAAGAATGCGATAGTATTTGCTAGTTGAGTAGATGCCGTAATAGCAGCACCACCAGAAGTAGCTACCTGATTACCAACGTATGGTGAGAGGAAAGCAACACAATCTTTTCTGCTATTTGCGATAGCAGCAACTGCTTGTGCCTTGGCAACGGTATCGGTTTCGTTGCTCATTGAACCGCCCATTAGAACAAAGTCAATTTGGGTCTCTTCTGTATCAAGGAAAGCATCGTATGCTGCTTGAATTTCTCCAGCAGTGTATGCGTAATCATCAACACCACCTGATAGAGCTCCACCAGCACTCTGGAGAATTCTTGATAACTCTAGAGGAGCGCCAGATGTAGCACCATAGGAAGCAGCAGTTCCACCAGGATTTTCACCAGCAGTGGTGATCTCAGCAGAACTTAAATCTTGACCAGCATAGATGTAGTTTGAAAATTCATTGATTGCTGACTTCCAGTATGTTGAATTTCCTTCTGGTGACTTAGCATCAGAGATCTTTGAAAGATATGTGAAACGCTCAACAACTGTGTTGTCTCTCTCATCAATTACAGCAAGATGAACTTCGTCATATGAAAGATAACGCTCTGCTGCCCAAGGTGAAGTGCCAGGACGAGGACCGATTGCCTTAAAGGTCAAACCAGTTGATCCAATTGCCTCAGCATTCCAATCGGAATTTGTGTAAGCAGCAACTGTTGCTCCACCACCACTGTTTGGAACTCCAGAACCTTTAACGATTAGGAAATTATCAGCATCAATTACCTTGTATACTTCATGAGTTGTGGTGTTTGCTGCTGTAAAAGTTCCACCAACTGTCAGTCCATGAGCAGTTTTGGTTACTTTATAATCAGCACCACGATCAAGAATAACTACACGATAGTAGTTACCCTCTGTTCCTGCGTAACGAGCAGCAAATTTTTCTGTTGTAACACCAGCATCAAATGCTTCTTTTGTTGAGATTAGAACTCCAGTGCCACTCTTGGTTGCGTTCTTTACAGTTGTTGCTGCGCGAAGAACTGCTAGTTGTCCACCGTAGCGGAGGAATTCTGCTCCTACTAACCAATCGGAAGCATTTGCCTCAGCTGGTGTTCCGAAGGTGTCAATTAGTTCTCTTTCTGAATTGACATTGATTACTTTGCCTACTGGTCCAGTGCGAAATGTAGTGGCAAAAGCAGCACGAATAGCGAGTGCTCCAGTTACTACAGCATTGGATAAATCACGTTCCTTAATAACAACACCAGGCGAGACTTGACTTGCCATTTGTTTACCTCTTAGATATCAAATTTATCTAAATCTATTTAGAAATTAGTAATGTTCAGAGGGGGAAACAACGCATGAACACTCTACCAGTCAGGATATAACCATGTGCCAGGATCTTTCTTCCTTGCTTCAATAATTCTTTTGACTGTACATGCTTTACATTCGTATGAATATGCTGATGGAAATGGTCTTTTATTTTTTCTGATCAAATAAAAATCTGTAAGGAGATCTTTTTCTTTGTTACAAGTTCTACATTTTCTCTCCTTGAAAATGAGATGCTCTAGAGAAAACTGATCTTCTAAGTCCATTAATAGTTCCACATGTAACTTACTTCTTCTTGAGTATTTCCATACTCCCACAGAGATCCATCAGCATCTACAAAACTATCATCACCAAGACCATCATCAACAAATCCGAATGGCGCCATGTCTTGCTCAATCTGATTTCTTTGTTCTTCATAGATACGACGACGAACATCTTGATCTGTCATTTCTTTGAAGTATTCCTGCATGACTAACCACGCAAAAAGAACCAGACACATTACAAGGTCATCGTGATATCCTTCATCTGCTTCCCATGCCATCTTCTTCTGGATGAATGTAGTGAGCTCCTGTAGGATCTCAAAATCACCAAACATCAATTTATCTTCTTCGATGATTGCTTTGAGATTAGCGCAACCCAATTTCTTAACCGTCACACTCATCTTTACACCAAGTTGAGTTTTCATGCCAGAGAAACCAGTGCCGACAATTTGCCCTGCCCTACCTCTCATGGCACACATCAGAACATTAGGATACTCCAAATCATAGTTCAATGTAGCAGCAATGCTGTCACCAATATCATTTACTTCTACTAGGATGTATGGTAAATTATATTCCTTGGCTACTTGTAGGATGACCGAGGGAAACAATACAGGTTTAATTTCATTATTTCTGTACTTTGCCACGACCTTATACGGCAGTGTGGTGATATCAAACACGATGAAAGCACTATAGTCGCCACCAATTCCTCTGGCAACATCAACAGTAATAATGTATTCGTGATCTTTTTGTACTCTTTCGTGTATATCAAGTCCTGCATTGGATGTAATTGGGTCAGAAAATGGTATGTTTTGAAGCTTGGCTGGACTGATCAATGTATCAGCAGAACCAAGAAAGTCGCATTCAAACTCTTGTGCGAACTGTCTGGCAGATGTATTTTTGAGTGTCTCTTCTTTCCACTTAGCGTCTCTGCCAGGAACTTGAGACCAATGAACCTCATTCATCACATAACCATTCTTTCCGTTCTTAGCATCAATCCACATCTTGTAGAAGTGGTTCATGCCATTCGGCGTTGAAATGATTATGACTTTTGTGCTCTTACCAGAAGTAATAGTAGGATAAACAGAGGCAAAGAATTGCTCCGCAACATGGTTTGGAACGAAAGCGAATTCGTCGAGGAACAAGATATTAAACGACATGCCTCGGACAGCAGACGCAGATGTAGAAGATGCCAGAATTTTTGATCCGTTTTCAAGTTCGACATTACCTTTGTTCCAAACAACTACACCATGCTGCATCCACCTGGGAAGGTTCTCATAAGCAAGTTGAAGTCTGCTTAGGAGTTCCCTGGATGTGGAAGCTTTGTTAGCCAGAATGCCAATATTAACGCTATCAAAGAATATTGCGTAATAAAGCAGATAAGCAACAACCGTAGTGGATTTTCCAGTTTGTCTTGGGAGTTTTGCGATGTTGAATCGGTTTTCATGGAAGTCCTGTAAAATCTTCTTTTGGAAATCATACATCTCAAAAGGCACCAATCCTTCGTCTAGTGAGATAATCTTAATATAATTTTCAGCAAAATAGACTGGATCATTTTTACACTTGATCCATTCGTTGATTTGCTTTTTTGTAAATGATATTTGGGTTCCTGCTTTCTTTAGATTAGGATTACCCAAATATACATCAGTACCAGCTGCCACAATAAAACCTAGTCACTACTGGTATTTAGGGGTGGTCTTCTTCCAACTCTTTCAATCTCTTCTCCCATGTAACACCACCTTCTTTGCCACGGCAAGGATTGATACAAGTATCATCTCCCAACTTGTTACATACTAACCCCGCCAGGTCAAGTTCATTACCTGGCTTGTTTGTTCCCGTCCAGTAGTGCTGTTCGTTGATCCAATTAGCACCACACTTAGGGCAGGTCTTCGTGTTCATTTTCGTAATTTGCGAGGAACTTTTTGAAATCGGTTGTATCTCTCACAAGTTGCCTCTTGAGTTTCCAACCCATCCATCTCATCTGAACTCTTACAAACGCATAGCGTAGTTGAAGATCAGCATAAGCAAAGAGTTTCATAGTTTCCTCAACCCCAGCATATGCTACTAGGATCGCAAAAAACACAACGATAAAATAAGTCCCGTACATATGTAACTCTCTGCTACATTTATTATAAGCTATGTAGCAGAAAAAAGTGTTACATTATGTTACGATTTGATAAGTATGTCTTTACATGCTTATAAATTATGCTTCTGTCCAGGTTCCTTTAGCAATTCTGATTTCCTTTAGAATGTTAAAATCCTTAGCTTTGGTTCCACCATCATAGTTCCACGCATATCCTTCAGCGATCATCTGGTTATTCAGCGATGTTTCTTCCCCGTTGATATACAGATGTCCGATGATGCGACCATACTTCTCTGTGCTGTCTGGAAGTTCAGTCTTGATGATAATATCTTTGGCAAATTCTAGTCTGTGCTTCAACCAATCTTTTGCTTGAAGTCCGAGTTTCTTTTCGTATGGATCTGCCGTGCGACTTTCGGGGGTATCAATACCAGCAAGGCGAATTCTTTTAGTGAGGCTGATATCAAAACCTAAGTCAATATCAGCATCAATGGTGTCACCATCTACTACTTTATGTACTGAACGAATGCGGTAAATATATGGATCTTTAGTGTCTGTCATGGTCTTTCATTTCCTCGTTTGCCATCCGTAATATGTAGTAGATGATATACAAAGTAAAAGAAAGACCACAACTGAGAATTATGAATACTCCCCAGGGAAAGTCATGTATCATTTTTGTGCTTGCTGTGGATGTATTGTATGCCCATGATCGGTAGGACAATTACACCAAATCCACAAAGTCCTAACCAAATTTGACTTGCTGCTAAATGCTCAACTAGGGTAAGCATGTGTGAGCCCCCAATAAATGAAAAGTGCTATGCTAGAAAAAATTAGCATAGCACTGATAAGTGTATTAGTCATCATCTGTCGAGTATTGTTCAAGGTAAGTTTTGAGTGTCTTTATAAGTTCGTTATACTGGTCCCAGATATACTCTGATCCAGTAGAATTCTTATAGAGTTCGCAGGCAAGAATAAGTCGTGTGATGTCTTCTTCTTTCAGTCTCATTATCATAATGGAAACCTCAAAACTAATTATAACGATAGTAAATTTTTTGGCAGTTTTATGTCAGCAATTCCACGCACGAAGCGATTTGTTGATCCTACTGTCTGGATCTCTGGCAGTTTTCTTACTAGTGAGCTTTGATTTCATGCCCTTCATTCTGGCACAAAATGACGCCCTGCGGGGATTTCCAACTTTCTTTGAAGGTGCCTTAAGGTCGCTTCCAGGATTAGCTCTTTCGTAGGATTTTCTACCTTTCTCGTTGAGACCACCATTCTTGTTTTGACCCTCCTTTCGTGTCCAAGCAGCTTCGTCTAATTCTAGTTCTTCTTTCTTGACTGACTTGATGGGAACAGCGAAACGATCCCATGCTTTCTCGCCATAGGAACATTCATCTCTGGTCTCTGGTTTCTGACAGAGCCTACAAAACTTTTTCTCTTCTTTCTCTTTCTTCTTTGCTTCTTCAGCAAGGTGTTTGATTTCTTTGTAGTTTTTCATCGTTGTTCTATCCAGGTCATCGAAGCGATAGCACTTTTGTTTGCGTTGACGCAAGCAATAGCAAGAGTGAGTATATCTGAAACAGTCCCCATGGAACTTCTACCTATTTGGTTTGCTGTTTTGGAGTTAATTTGGATGGTTGAACTCGCACCAGAAACAATAAATCCAGCATCTAAATCAGTTCCTCCAGTCAGAGCAGTAGCAGACATATCATATTGAGTGAATGAATTTGGATCTGCCATATCAACCCAGGAAGCACCAGTTAAAGCTGGGTTCAAAATTAATTTATAAAAGATGTTGGTGTTATCTGTTGTTCCTGCTTGGAATGCTGTTGGGAGAGCAATACCTTGAAGTGCTGTGCTTTTCAAACGAATGCTAACTATTGGATAAAAAGTATTAGCAAGCGTCATCGTTCTACCTGCTAATGGCGTCAGAATATTCTGACCTGTTCCCAACTTCTCTGGCACACCCTCACTAATGATTGAGTTAGAACCTTGATAAAGATAATGAGTTCCAGCAGCACCAGTTACATTCTTTAGTTCCAAACGAATGGGTAAGAATGGTGTTGCTGACCAAACTGTGCTCAATACATTTCCAGTATTGAATGTATGAATAGTGTGAGTTTCGCCGCCAATAATGTAAGAGAATTTCACTTGACCAGCACCATACCACTCATATTCAATATTGATCATATGCTGGGCATTTGGATCAGCAGTAATTTTACTTCTGCCATTTCCATCTAACTTGTCTCCATTCCAATCTGCTCTGGCAACTCTGGTTTCAACTACGGAACCAGTCGTCTTACTTCTCAATACACAATAGTAATTTCCATCTCCACCATCCTCAAAGAAGACGCCGTTGTTCTCATCAAACAAACCAAATCTTCTACGAACACCTGCTACTGGTGTTTGTAAGCGAATAGCAAAGCTTACTGTGGATGTTCTGCCAGGAATATACCTCATCACATGTTTCGTCTGGCGGATCACCTCAGAACCAGTAGTGCTAGTTACTGCCATTACAACACCAGAACGGTTTGGATCATGCGTTGCTGTTCCACCATTTGCTGTGGTCTCATCCCATACATCAGTTTCCTTACCAAACTGAAATGTATTGAAGAATGATGTTTCGTATGGAGATGTCTTTAATCTATTCTTACTCGTGAAGTCTGGGCGAAAATCGGCACGAGTTCCCCAGTTATCCGAAAGCATCATGACTTCGAATAACGTTCTTTCTTGATTTAAGAACTCTCGGGTATTTCTGTTATACTGTGCCATTATGCTAATATCGGATTGTTGCTAGTATCATGACGTTGATAATTAGCAGGAGTTCTAGTTGTGTTGTCGTAGTTCCTTGCTTGAAATGTCCCAGGAGTTCTTATAGTATTGTTAGAATTTCTTGGGACATAATCACCATTGAAGTCCTTGTATTGAAATGCCGTCCAACCTTCTGTTCCGTTGAATACATCAACCGTTACCGAAGCAGGTTGTGTCACTAATGGATCACAATTTATGTCATTTCTAACGTAATTTAAGTTGGTTGCTGGAACTGGCATTTTCCGACTTCATATCAATAGTATTTAGTTTCACGATGTCGCAAGGAAGTTTTACACTCGCAACATCCACGTATCTCATATAATCAATCTGGCAAACGTTGGGTCCAACCTCAACTATTCCTATGATCGCAAATGCTATCAAAGTCATTTTTTCTTGCCCCCATTCTTTGCTTTCTTGGCAGTGGCATTACCTTGGTTTTGCTTGGATCCGTTAGATCCTTTCTTGCCTTTGTTAGCTGACTTTGCCATTTGTTGAACTGAGAGACAATAAAATATTTATCGTTTGCCTCCTCCCATCTGCTTCAGCATCTTCTGAAGCTCAGTTGTGCTACCAACAAACATGGCGTTGTTTGTAACGTTTGTGACTTTTTTATTCTCGGCATCTAGATCCTTCATCTTCTTCTGAAGATCTACAAGTTTGTCAGTCATGTCTGCTACCTGCTTCATGGCATTCACAGCGACTTCGTATGCTCTAGGGTGTCCGCTCTCCTGGGCAACCTCTAAGGCGCCTTGCACCGCCTCCTGACCCTTGCTGATGAGGGTGTATAACTCTGCCCTGGTATATTCGTAGTCTTCTATCTTGTCTTCCTTCTCACCAGAAACTTTCACGGGCTTTGGTTCATCAACAACCTCCGCCTCAATATTCAGTAGTTCTTCCATATTTTCCTCTAAGCTCATATCAATAGAATTCTATACCTTCGTTGAAACCAAAATTATCATCTGCTGTTAGGATGACTGTATCCTGAGTATCTACATCACCATCACCATCTTGATCTTGAACAGCAACGGGAGTATATGTTCTCTTGATCGTTCTCCTATTGACAGCAGCATCACCAACTGTTTCATAAACAATTGCTTTCTTGATGATATCAGACTGACTGTAAGGACCGTAGAAGTATGTCTTAGCAGTAAATCTTAGAGTATAGACAACGTATCTACGCTGCATATAGTCATCTTCCCATTCATCTTCGTAGTTGATATCGTTGAGAACAATCGCAACGTCTTTTTTCTCATCCATCTCTGGGATCATATTCAGAGTGATTGAGAATGATGGTTGAAAGTATGGTAGGATCTGCTCAATAATCTGTAGAGCATCGTCTTGTGATTTTGATATGATCCCCAATTCAAAACTCATATTATAAGGAACAGGAACATACTGAACTCTGACTTCATTACCATTATCAGCAATGATCGTTTTGTATTTTTGAATTGGTGATGTCTTACGGGTAGCATCGTAATCAATTCCAGTCATCTCAAAGTAAATACGTGGCAAAGTAATGCCAACCTTTCTACCCACATCTGGGTTTTGTTCTAGGCGAGCAAGAAACTTTTGCTTGGGACCGTATGCTAATTGGACCTTCTCCTCTTCCAATACAGCACCAGTATTCGGATCTTTTTTTCTCAACGTGATATTGTTGAAGAGTGTGCCGAAAGCAATAATATTCTTACGAGTAATTTCGTTATAAAAATGTGATCCTAACATCAGACGCTACCTGTATAATTTCCAAACTCACCAAATGGGTTTCTTTCAGTCCAATCCACAATATCGTCAGCGGTATCCTCAATCTCTCTATTTTGATCGTAGGCGCTGTTGGTATTATTTAGAGTGTCAAAAGTGAATGGGCTCCACTTGGCGCCAGATGTAAGACCAGTAATTGTCTCAGCAGTTGTGAATGTGCCAGTTCTGTTGATAACTTCTAGAGTGCGAGTTGCTTGGTTCCAAGACTTGACTTCTGCTCTGTTATCTTTTGGTGAGTAGTCAATCGTTACTGTAGGGGCAGATGTGTAACCACTTCCAGGATTGGTAATGAAAATACCAGTCACGATACCGTTTGAAGATACCGTAGCAGTTCCAGTAGCTTGAGTGCCACCTGTTGGAGGTGCCGAGAATGTAACAGTTGGAGGAATTGCTGGATTGTAGAATGCCCCACCATCGCTGATTGTTGTTCCACTTATAGCACCACCAGTAATTGCTGATGTTGCTTTTGCTAGGAACTCATCTCCAACGATCTCTTCTCCAACTGTAAAGTTGCCAATACCACCAGGATCCATGACAAGCTTGAACGCACTAGAGAAGAGTTGTTCAATCTCATCAATTGCTGGAACTCCAGTTTCAAGATTGTCGTTGCCAACATCATAGATTTCAGCAGTTAGAATAAAGAATTGAATTTTACCAAACTGGTAGAATGGTGTCTCTCTTTCTACAAATTTGATTTCGTAGATATCTGTAGTGAGAGGAAAGTATAATAGATCTCCATCGTTTGGTCTTCCAGGAACAGTAAGCGTTGGATTATACTGTGCCTCTGCTTGATCCCATCTTCTAGACGAAACAATAAACTTCACTTCGTCAGTAATCTTGACACCAAACTTACTGATGAATTCTGACTGCTCACCAAAACCTTCAACGTTCTGTAGAAGCATTTCAATTTGGAATTGCTCTTGATACTTTGAATAGATGATATCATCTAATGTATTATCTTTTAGAATGGTTCTTGGTAGATAATAGATATCTGTTCCAAACAGTTTGATCTGTTCGTCAGCAAGATCCTGAGCGAGGTTTTGCTCCCCAGGATGACCTTGGTAGTAGGTAGGAAAATAAGGACTGGTAGGCATCTTATCCGATCATATCCATAGGTGGTTCTGCATACTTACTGAGGACTTCACTTTCTATCTTTTCAATTTCACCAAGCGCATCTTCATATAACTGTCTGCCATTCAGTGAGATACCGCCAGGCAGTTGAACATTGTTATACTTGATAAGGTTTTGTCCCCACTGCTTCTTCATGAGAGCAGTAGCATAACGCTTTACAAACATATCATTATACATTTCAGTGGCATCATTTGGATTGACGAGACGGTGTGCCTCAATCAATAGCCACTGACCTTCTTGTAGGAAGTCCTTGTCAATATCTAGATACAGACGATCACGACGCATCGTGTATCTGAACTGCTGGAATGATCCATTATTCAAAACCATATCCAGAGTTTCTAGATACTGCTTTGTCATAAAGTAGTTGAGAATATCAAGTGATCCGAAAGCGTAGAGATCATTGAGGAAGATCTGATATTCGATACCAAATAGATTACTGCGAATGCTGTTTCCAACCACTCCAAACACTCTGCTAACACCCACGACATGATCTGGAATTGGAATATAATTTGTTGCTTCTTCCCAGTTTGTAGTTCCATTCGTGGTTGTAACTTTTCCTTCTAATCTTGCTTTATCGGCAGCATTCATTTCATGGCGTAGATAGCAACGCTCCATACCGTTATAGCAGTTCTCTTGGAAGAACTGAATAGTATCATCAATAACGTTGCTTACCTGCTCGTCATCAATATTGATTTGAAGAACTGGTTCGCCCAGTTGTCTTTTACAATATGTGATAAGAGAGGCTCTACTATTTGGAGATGCCATTAGACACAAAAAATCCCTTCTTACATATTTAGTAAGAAGGGATCTGGGATTATTCTGCTGCTTCTTCGGCAGGTGCTTCTTCTTGTTCCAGAAGTCCTAGTGTTTCTAGACCACCTTCAAGCTTGAGTTTGTATTCTCTTGCTTTAACAAGATTTGTTTCTAGTTCAGCAATCTGCTTGTCTGCAGTAGCAAGCTGCTCTTCAAAATTCTTTTTAAGTGTTGCGGTATCCATGGTTATCACAAATGATAGTGTGTAATGTTATTTATATTGATAAGAAGAATCTCCTTCTCCAACTAATCCTAGTGGCATGATATTAAAAGACAGTGAATATCTTGGAATATCTGATTTGTGCGGCATAACTTTATGCCGCAGATTACTAGGAAATATAATTATTTTATTCTTTATTGGTTCTATTGTCAAATTATAAGAGTTTAAGAAATTTGAATTTTTTGATCCAACCATTATTTGTGGAGGATTTGTGGAAAATACTAGTGGCGAAGAATTTTCATCATATTCACCAAAATAGACAACTGCACTAAACCAAGAATTGCAGTGTGTGTGATCAACACAATGTCCTCCCTTTATAGTTTTTGTAAACCAAGAAGTTGTTATCTGTATCTCTGTATCATAACAAAGAGCATTAACAATATAATCCTTGCATATAGAAACAAATCCATTTTTAATTTCTTGATCACAATCTAAAACATTTCTATCTTTAGAATAAAATCCATTTACTCCAGTATATGTATTATCTTCAATCCATTCAACACGTTTGCACATAGTTTTAAGAAGAAAACTAATGCTTGGATCTATGTTTTTAGATGATACTGGCATGGAAAAACATGGATTAATTTCCCATGGTCCGACATTTAAAATCATAACATTATAGGAACTTTACTACATTTTGGTTGTTGCTGACACACTCTACAAAGAGGCATTGGAATTACTTCACCATCTTTCATCAAACCATTTGGTGTCATTTCATATCCATTTGTCCATACAATATTTTGAAAATCTTCTAGTGTATTCCAAGATTCTACAACTTCTCTTGATATATCTGGTTTTACCAATTCATACCAGAACCATTTAATTGATAACTGTTCGGAACTATTACCAACACCAACAAAAGTGTCACATGCATTGCCATCAATAAAATCTTCATGGATTGCATTAGCTGGACAATTTTTTATGCAATCATTACATCCATCACAAAGATCTAACTGTCCATTGTTTATATGTGGTTCTGGGGCATTAATCAGATCTTCTAAAAATGTAAAGGCACATATCTTACATTGAAATCCAAATTTTTTATTATATATCAATGAATTTTTTGCTCTCACTCCCAATCCAGATTGTATAGCCGCCTCTTTAAAATTTAAATATACCTGAACACATTTATTTTCTTTTATGTATTCGGATAAGTAATTTGTTGCTTCTTCATATAAAGAATAGTCAGCAGCATGTTCAGACATTCTAGCAAATACCAGAGTATTACTTGACTGATATGGAGCCTGCAATCTGTTGGTCAGCATTTCACCTTTAAAATGACATGCTGCCTTTACTGGAGAATTCAATACTTTTTTATACTCAACGCCCTTCAACAATCCAATATCCCACACATCCTGGGGAAAAAGTTTCAATATATCATTAAAATCTATCATGATAAATACTCTACTCTAAATCCATATCTTGTATTGCTTACAACAGTTGGCATAAAATTCATAGACAAACTAATTCGATTATCAAGTCCATTTTCTGGAACACTATGCGTCATTTGAGATTGCCAAAGGTATAACTCACCTTCCTCTGGATATACAGCAGAATCTGTATTGTACTTGGTTATAAAATTATCATTCTCTGGTAAAACTATCGATGCATGATTTGGAAATAATAATGCAGATCTTTTGTTAAACATTAAAGGAGCATGACCATCTTGAAAATTTACATAATATGTTCCAGAAACATATGAGTTTGAATGATAATGAGGATGTTGTGATCCTCCTTTGTCGCATTTATTTAACCAACTATCTGTAACCATCATTTTTTCTTGGAGATTATAACCCAAGCAATCTGTAACATAATCAGAGCATGTTTCTTCAACCCAGTCTTTAAATTCTTTTAATTGCTCTTCATGCAAAATTGATTCGTTCAATTTATTTTTTAAGTGTGATAAATTAGATGATTGACCATTAAATTCAAAATCATCTTTGCACTCTTCCATAATTTGAAGAATAATTTTTTTTAATTTATCGTGCTCTGGATAATCAATTCCAAATATTGGATTTGGAAATAAATCATATAATTTCATTTTCGTAAAACTGCTACAAATAATCCATTCCACCAACTATTAGAATCTTCAAAGACCGTGGTGAATAATTGTTTTTCATATAATGAAGTCAAATTATTATCGGATATAAATTCTTTTGCAGATTCTAACACATCTTTGAAATTAATGTCATCAATAACCAAAATAAAGGTATCTTCTGCTAATGGAAGGAGAGTAGATAATGCCTTTTTTTGATCTTTATATTCATGACTAGCATCATAAAAAATGATATTGACTTTTGTATTATCCAAATCCATTAGGTTGATGGCATTTACATGCTTATCAATTAATTTTCCTATTTCATATTTTGATCTATTTTTTAAAAAGTCTCTTTTGGGTTTTGAATATCCATTCCATTTAACATCCAATCTAGCAGGAGAAACATTGCAAACATAATTATCGACTGCATAAGCTTGAACATTGTTATTCATGGTAGCAGCAAAAAATGTACTTCCAGCATAAGATCCTATTTCCAAATATTTTGCTCCATCCATTGAACAAAGATTATTTAAAAAATGTCTTACTCGATCAGAAGTTAATCCTTCAATGTCATATTTTTCTGGATTAAAACTAGATTCATTTCTACCAGATTTTTCGAAAGATTTTAAAACATGATAAACATAAGGATGGTGATCTTTTTCATATTTTCTAACTCGTGATTTGATTACAGATTCACAATAGTTGCATTTCCAACAATCAAATTTACATGTTTTAATTTTTTCTCTCCAAATATCAATAGGTTTATCATCTATGTGTATATCATGAATAAATTCATCAAAATTTGGAAACAAATATTCGTTATTATTTGCCCAGTTTTCAATGATGTCCATACTTTCTTTTAATCTGGTAGCAGTCTCTCTGCCATGCATTTTAAATACATCAATTCCCAAATTAAAAAATTCAATCCAATCTTCTTTCCATGGTGGTAATATCGCTGCTTTTAACGAGGATGAAGAATCCAATATATCCCAAGAGGAACATGAAATTCTACTTATAGCATCTCCAAAATATTCTGGATTGTTTAATTTTCTTGTATTGTTATAATGATAATGCTCTGGCATGATGGGACATCCACCCCAACAATTTTCATTTGCTAATAAAGACAATTTAACTGGTTTGCCAATAGAAGAGCAATAATCTTTTGCTTCTTTAATAGCAAGTAATTGATCTCTATCGCGCATTAAATCTCTATCAAGATTGATATAATGAAATCCTGCTTTTGCTAAAGAAACAATTTCGTTGGGTCTAGTAACTTCTCTCAGAATTGTATTCTTTATGAAGAGATTTGGAAACTCTTTTTGTATTTGTCCAGTAAGTAACCATGAAGTGTGTGGAATTGTAGCAATTCTTACACCTCTCTCATAAACATATCTAAAATTCTTTATGAATAGATCTAAATTTTCTTGATCTGGTCTCACAAAAATATTATTAAATGTTGCAGATAGTGGTATTCCAGTTTTATTTGAAATGTATAAAGCACTGAAAGTGGTATCTTTTGGATTGTTGAAAATATCACCCATAGCATCCTGCTCAAATGGAGGCATTCTGCAAGTAAAATATAAATCAAAAATGTAATCTTTATGCTTTTGTAAAAATGGAATAAAGATATTATCTACAAAATCTTCAGGAAGCTTGGGGTTTATAGGTAAGCTGAAGACTTGGGGATGAAGATTTGGTTCCATTCAATTCACCTTTAATAGTTTTTAATTCACTCAACAAACCTATTTCTAAGTTTTCATCAATTCCATGAAAAGTTGGTAATGCTCCTGTAGAACTTTCTTCTAATGCTTGAATATATGGAACAAGTTTCTGTTGAATTTTATTGACGCTAACGTTATATAATGCAGAATACTGCATTGCAATTTCTAAAATTGCCTGCTGATCCTGCTCCTTCATCATAGCAATAGAGTCTAGATTGCCAGTTCCAATCCTTCCTTGGAATACAACATCCATAGCTGCTTGTTTGCCCATTCTGGCAATCCAGTATTTTCTTTCTTCTTCTGGATCATATTCCAATCTTTTCTCCAATTCTTCTGCTGTAAATCCTTGTTCAATTAACCATTTAAAAAATGATTGAATTTCTTTTTCTTGAGTAATTTTTCTTCTATTAAAAACATCATAATCTAAATCCATGCTATCCAATTCAAGTTGAAGAAGATCTTTTTCATATGGATCTTTTTCTGTGCCCAATTTTTCTTGAAGTTTTTTATAGTTTATATCATGTCTTCTCTTTTCAATATCTAGTTTTGCTAGATTGTGGCATCTATTTTCGATTTCCAATAGACACTGTTTTACTTGTCTATCTTTTGTAACTTGAGAATGAATAACATACATATCACATTGCTCATCAGACATTCCTGACGCCCATCTACGAGCAATATTTTTTATAGTTTCTACATCCAATTTTTTTTCATCTGACATGGCAATTTAAAATAAACTTAAAAATTCAAACCAATTCCAACATTTGTTCTTGTATTTGGTTCATCGGCATTAACAATCTCTCTACCAAGTTTGATAGCAAGATGTGATTGCATTGGAAGATTAAATTTATCTTCAAATAGAATACTCAATTCCGAAATATTTTCGCAATTGTAAAATTCTTGCTTTAATGCCTGACACTCTATGTATAAACCTTTTACATAGTCTTCATAACTAATACTATTTGCAATTACAACATTTTCAAATTCTTCTTTTTCTTTTCCTTTTAACTCTGCGAGGGTATCTCTAAACGATACATCTTCGAGTTGATACTTCCAGCATTCTCTCTCTAAAAATGAAGTTTTTGAAAGATATCTTCTATATTTATTATCATACTCTTCTTCAATCATAACCTTGGCAACTAATTTCATTGCCGATATTACTAGATCTTTTCTTTTATCTGTGAATGGAATTTTTACTTTTCCTTGTGAATTTTCTGGATCAGTGGCAATGATTTCAAATCCCTCAAATTCACTTACAATTTCAATGTCTGTATTATATACAGTTACTTCATCTCTGGTTTCTCCCCAAGATCTCATTCCCCAGACAGCAATGTCTTTCTCTACTTCAATATGACGAGGAGCTAATTCTTTCACTCTTTCACTATCGATTTGATTTACCGAGAAAAACTGCCAATTTAAAATTTCGCCGTGAGGTTTAAACGAAAATAATTTTGCTACTTCTTTTGAATTTGTTAGATAATACTTTCTCATTTTTATACTCCGTCGTAACCTGCTAGAACCGTGCCAAATTCAGCACCAGCTCCAGATGCCGATCCAGGTGGTCCTACTCTGTTTATATTTGCATCTGCTGTAAATGTTTCAGCAGCATAATTTAAAACTGCTCCAGTGTTTTTCTGTGCTCCATCATACATACCACACATATAACCTCTATTCATACCAGTGTGGAATGTTTCTTCTCCACATTCAAACTTACCAACTTGAGTAGCTTCAGATCCAGTAAATGAACTTCTCTTGGAGAAATTTGCTGATGTCCTATATCCTCCTCCTGTATTCCAATAATTATAACCATGTCTAGCGTTCATAGTTTTATTGGATCCATCAGTTCCAGGATTATTTGGCCAAGCAGCATATGTCTCATTTGCCCAAGAATATGCATACCCACCATTCTTCTTAGACCATCCATAAGTAGCACCATATCCTCCAGCTGGATTGTTTTCATCTCCAGATGGATTGCCATTTGGAGCTAACGCTGAAGTATCATTACTTAAATTAAATCTATCTGGTCTAGAATCTCCACCTCCATATACATATGCATATCTGAAATCTCTTCTCATTATACTTGTTGCAGATCTATTATTATTAATGGAGGTAGTACCAGCATTTGCATTGGTGTTCATATTAATTTTAGAACATGTTGATCCAGTTCCACCAACACCATTTACGGCGATCATAACATATGCAAACATGGAAAGATTTTGTGCTCCAGCACAATAACCTTGACCATTTGTTAAAAGATCTCCATGATTTGTTAAAGTATTATTGGCATGATTGATAGAACAAACATTTTTATATGATGTACTATCTTTATATCCCGCCATTGCATAACCGCGAGTGATTTGGAAACCAACTCTATATCTGTCTTCTGCGGCGTATGGAAGAGCAGATGTTCCTCCGCCGCTTCCACCACCGCCAATATCCCAGAATGCATTAGTTCCATCTGATCTTAATGCAGCACCAATTGTTGATGCACTTTGCGCGGGAAGTGGATTAAAAATTACTCCATTTCTTCTAAATTGACCAGTAGTATTAATATCTCCATTTACATCTAGTGTAAATCCTGGTCTAGAACTTGTGCTAAAATTTCCAACACCAACTCTCTGATTTGGTCTATCTAATGTTAATAGAGGATTTGTTTCTGATCCATTATTGATTGCTCTGAAGAAGAGCATACCAACAGAAGCATCATCTTGATTTATGACAAATCCATTATTATTAGCTGCTTGTCTAAAATAGATATGACGATTATTTGCAGATGAAGTATCTGGTCTAATTGTAATACCAGAACCTCCTAGAACACTTAATCTAGTATATTCTGTTTGATCTGCAGTTCCAATTGATAAGTTACCACTGTTCCATAATTTTAATTTTATACTCTCAGTGCTTCCGCCACTCCTTGTATACCATCCAAAATCTGGACTACCACTGTTTCTAAATTCACAACGAATACCACCCAAAGGTGTTGCACCAGCAGCACCTTGAACAAATCCAATACCATCATACTGTCCATCAGCAATACCGCCAGTGGTTTGAATTTGTAGAGAATATCTTGAACCAGCACTTGCTTGGACAATTGCTAGTTTTGGAGAGGTTGCTGTAGTTGTTCCACCAACCATTGCGATACCAGTTCCAGCACCACCTATTTCAATAGCATTTGTACTATTAGTTACATTAAATAATGTTGTTCCAGAACTGTTTCTAACTCTATAGTTACCACTGGCAGATAAACTGGTTCTTACTAAATCTTCATTAATAGAAAATCTTTCCGTTCCAGAGTTGTTCAGGAACGCAAGGCTATTATCATCATTTACTCGTATATAACGAGGACTGTTTCCAGTTCCAACAAATTTAATTTCTGGTAGTGCCGCCTGACCAATATTAGGCGTTATAAGGATGTCCTTATCAGAATTCGCCATTTGTTATACGCCTTTTATTGAGTATTTATAAGTCAGTAACATCACTCTTGCTCCTCCTCAACAGGCAACTCAACTTCAACCTCTAACTTCTCGATATCCTTACGCATTGCCTGAACGAAGTAGAATGCCTCGCCACCACCAATAAGGATCTTATTATCTTCAATCTTCTCTACCCATGACATATGATTGCCGATTGGAGTGAGTTGAACGGTGATGGTGTTTTCATCGACAAGAGCAACCCAGTAATCAGGTAACTCAATAACGTCAGATGACTTGCCACGAACATATACGCCATGCTCTGGTCCTTCCAACGAACCATAAACAAGGTCATGGTTCTCTTTGGTTGGGTGAGAAATGCGGAATGACTTGGTAGTAGCAGCGAAGGAACCATTAACTTGTAGGTTATAAGTTGTATTGGTTGTGGTGTTAATACCAACTTGTCTGCTACCATTGATATGTAAAGCAGATGTATAAGTTCCACTAGCAATTCTGCCAACTTGATAGTAATCAGAGTTTGAATGGTGATATGTTACCCAAGAAGAATACGCCGAATTGCCTTGCGTAGCATTTGTGTGACCGCTTCCAGTCGAGTTTAGGTTGCTTCCCATCCACAAATACATGTTGCCATTGGCACCAGCATAGGTCATGCCAATTTCACCTCTGGTGGTGGCATCACTATTGTAAATGAATTGTAATCTACCACCATCCCATTGTCTATTGAGAGTTAGTGGAACACCACCAGCTTGATTTGTAGTTAGTAGCAATCCACCACCAGCAGCATTATTCCTAAATCTACCTTGCTCTACGCCACTGTCGGTTTGGAAGATTAGTGCTGAGTTATCAACAACATTTAGAATAGAACCAGAAGCAGATGAAGTAATCGTCAGTCTTGCTCCAGTTCCACCAGTTTCACTAATACCTAGACCACTATTGAAGGCAATCTTTAACTGACCTGTCATCGTATCGCCTGCCTTCAATACGTTGAGAGAAGCAGATCCAGTTAGAACACCAGTTCCAGATGCTCCTAATGTAATTCCGTTGAAAGCAGCATTGCCGCTAGCATCTCTAATAACACCAGTGCTATTTGCTCCAGTGTTATAATTAGCTCCAGTAAAACCAGTATTAAATGATATATTGCCAGCGTTCCAAATAGCATTGTTGTTAATAGTTACAGCATTATTTGTTCCAGCAATAATATTAAGACTTCCACTACCATCAGTTGCAGTTCCACCAGAAGCAATCATTGCAACGTGGTAGTTTGTTGCTGTAGTTGCACTACTGTTAAAATGAATAGCTGGGTTTGAAGCAACACCGTCTGTTCTGCCTAATTTTAGGAGAGCAGTTCCAGATGTAGATTGCAATTTAGCAACTTCAATTGTATTCTCAGTATTACCAGTATAATCAGTAAATACAGAGCTATTTGAAATATCCAATCCAATCTTGATGGAAGGATTTCCACCAACATTAATGCTACCACTCGTTAATCTTCCTCTGATTATTGACCAACGAAGACTTGTATCTGTTGCAGTTGCTGAATTATTTGTTACTGCAAGAACAACAACTTGACCATTTTCAACACCGTTTGATTGGAATAACTTCAGAGTATTTCCAATTTGATATGTTCCACTTCCACCAGTTAATAGAACACCAGGAATATAAAATTCATATACAACTTGTGTTTTCTGCCAACGAATAGTTAAATTATCGTCAAATGCTTTTGCAGTTTGATAATATGGAATTCTATTATCTGATAGAGTTCCATAATTGATATTATAAGCAGTGTTATAATATTCTTGTACCTTATTGTTCAATCTAAAAGCATCTGGACCAGAACCTTGACCAGCAGAAGCATCATTTCCAGATGTCCATACTTTATACCAAGTGCTCCATTGTGTTAGTGCCGTTCCAGAACCACGGATCCAAAGATTATTGTTATCCGTAAGTGCTAATTGCCTTGCGCCACCATAAGTAGCATCAATACCATTTCTGAGATTTAGAACTAGGTTTCTTGTACCACCATCATTCAATCCGTTTGCAGAATTGTTTCTTAATTGTGCAACTACACCTTCAGAAGAATTAATTGGTAGTGGATCATTCGATCCTTCATCAGTGGAATTCAATCTATTTGCAGATCTTGCAATACCGCTGATATTAATACTATATTCTTGACCACCAAGTAACTTGGATGGGGTGATACTACCATCAACGAAGTTTGAACCAGTTAGATAGAAAATACCATGTTCTCCATCCAATTTATCGGCATTCAATCCACTTAAAGCCCCAGTTTTAAGACTAATAGAACCATTACCGTCAGCATTGATGTTAAATCCTGCCTGCAAATCAGTTGTGTTTTGATATCTTAAAAATCTTGCTGCACCGACTGTGGAATAACTATCAGTTGCAGAATCTGAAACCTTTGAGACATCAAAAGTAGTATTACCGTAATACTTAAGAACTGTATTAATTTTTGCGGAAAGAACTAACGAGTTTCCAGCACCAAGACTTGTCGAAAATCCAGTAACAAGGAAGTCAGAAATATAACCAGTTCCACCATCGGTAACTGTAACTGAAATGATTTCATTTCCAGAAACAACAATATCAGCTTTACATCCAGTACCATCTCCTCCTTGGAGAGTTACATTGGTATAAGTTCCATTTGTATATCCTGTTCCACTATTAACAATGATAACGCTCGCAATGTAATTTGTAAGAGCGACAGGAGTATCAATAACTAATGGAGATGCTGCTCTCCCAAATTCAATAACTGTTCCAACAGGAATATTTGCAGTTGTTGGATTATTGATATTGACAGTGTATAAACCAGCATTTAATGTTACAGAAGTAACCGTTGTTCCTGGAGCAATTCCAGCATTAACTGGCGCCGCAGTAATTGAATGACCTTTTAGGATTGTAGCTGCCTGTGCTTCTGTAAAGAACAGTTGCTGACCACCAGAATTTGTCTGATTTGAAGTCTTTACAAAATATCTTGTTTCAACACCTTTGATAGACTGGATAACTGGCGCATATGTTTGATCACCTCTTAAGAAGGTTGTTGAGTTAGCAGCACCAGAATTACTTGCTAGTCTTGTTGTGGCAATTACACCAGAAGTAATTTGATCTGCCGCAACTTGATTTGAGGAGAGTGATACCCAGTTTGATGCTGTAAATGCTGAAGTATTTACAACACGATTGATATCAACAGTTATTGGAGTTCCATTGGAAGATTGTATTGTATCTATATCTACTATCTTTATATTGTTTGTTATATTACCATACAATCTGCTCTCAATCAAACATGTTGCAGTAGCAGTTGTTCCAGCTCCACCAGGAGAAGCAATGGTAATCGTTGGGGCAGAAGTATATCCTCTACCACCTTTCAATCCTCCAGTCTCAGTGATAGTAATGGTAGTAACCTGACCATTAGCAACTGTCGCTACTGCAGTAGCGGTAACACCACCACCTTGCTGTGGAGCACTAAACGTTACGCTAGGAGCACTAGAATAACCACTTCCACCATTTGTAATATTGATTTGATAAACTACACCTTGCCTATACTCTTTTGCTTGAATTTGACCTCCACCTGGCGTTCCAACAAAGAGATTGTTTATTGTAAATTGAAGTGCCTGATTGACAGCAAATCCTAAGAATAGACTTGTTAAATCATTATTTAAAATATACGATGTTGATGTGTCTTGCTCGATTGCAATGTCACCAGCAAGTGCTCCTTCTAGTTTTAATCTCTCTGCTTGGTCGGCAACAGTATACACACTGAATGGTCTTAAGGCAGGGATTTGATCAATTGAAATCTTTCCGCTATCGGTTAGTTCAACAAGTGCTCTTGGAACAGCATTGGTTGAATATGGTTTATTAATATATGTTCCTAGGTTAGTTGTGATATAATCTTTAACTGCTTTTTGGGTTGGAAGCAAACTATTTGATGATGCAGCACCGCCTAGGGTGTTATCAGAAGTAAATCCAGTAACAACAACATCTCCACCTTTTAGCTTGAGGAATTCAACTTCTGAGATAGAAACCGTTCCAGTAAATGTAATGTTACCAGTTCTGTTCTCAATCTTAGCAAAATAACCTACTTTGAAGTCACCAAGTTCATCAGTACCAGATGTATAAACACGACCATAGTTTTCCGATACCTGCTCATATGCTTCGATCTTCTTACCGCCATTTTCTGGTAGAGCTTTATAATTTGTTCCTGCTCCAGCAAATTCCCAAGTATGACCAGAGGAATTAACAATAGATGGTCTATGTAGTTTTATAGTTTTTCCTGTAAATTCTGCACCAGATAGTGGAGAATTAAAGAGAGCTCCATCGGAAGTTCTCGTTAATAACATAGCAGCATTGACTTCAAACGTTGCAGTGAAAATAGGTCCAACAGAAGCGGATGTTACTTTTTCAATAAAGTATTCGATTGATTCGCCTTGATTTGTATAACCATCGATTTTAAGAACATAGTGCTCTAATGGTTTTCTACCAAGACTTCCTACTGTTAGAATAGTTCTTCCAGTTACTGTTTCACTTACGTTTGTAATTATTCCAGTATCAAAAGAATAAGCATTTTCTCTATAACCCACAGCACGTAGAGCATAGATACCAAAGTTTGTAGCGGCGTTTGTAATTGATACATATCCACCAGATTCTGCTAATACTCCATCTTTACAGAAGAGAACGAATACCGAAACTAACTGAGTATATCCATCTTTTACAATTTTGTAACCAGTTCCACCAAATGACACAATCGTAAATTGTGCCGCAACCATTGATTTACCTTGATTTGGATAAGTTGCAGAACCATCTGCTTCTAATCCAGGGAAAGGACAGTTTGGTTGTTTGACTTTAGATCCATCAACCTCACATCCACCTCCACCTTTAAATGAGATTACTGAAGCATTTTGAATGTATGGAGAAGCTTCAATGATTGGAAGATCATCCCATCTTCCTCTTGGTGTAATATAATATCCATCATTGTCAATCATGACACCTGTTGGATATGTTACCGTTGGATCATATAAAGTTCCATATGTTTTTGTTGTTGCTCCAGGAAGAACAGTGCCACCTAGAATGTTATCAAGAGTTGTAAATTCTGTAGTAATTGCAGATGCTACGTTAGCGCAAAGTGGATTTGAACCATATAGAGCAATGTTCCAATCTTCTACTCTTGTGATGTTTGTTTCGTATGTTGGAGTTACTGGATCGTAGATAATGATAACTCCATTTGCCAATGCACTTACAAATGTATGAGCAACGCCAGCTGCCGTTCCAGCAGCACCAACATTAACAGTAACCGTTTGATTTCCACCACCAGTTGTTACATTGGAAATTGATAAACTCTTACCATAGTTTCTATCTGTTGGTTGAGGACTTGCTAAGTTTCCACCACCATCAGATGCACAACTAAATGTTAATGCACGTTCTTTGAATGCTAATTTATGTGCAGTTGTGACTGGAGTGGTTGGAGTTGGGAATGTTACGGTAAGAACGCCACTGGTTGAGTTATATGTTGCAGTTGTTGCGGTCCTTGTAGTAACAGTTCCATTACTCCAGTTACGAATTGCCTGAATTGAAAGATCTCTTGCTCTTGAAAATGCAGAACGAGTAGCAGCAAGTTCATTCGATGGAATGCCAGATAAAGTATTTCCTGTAAAATATGATTCTGCTGCCGTAACAATTCCACTGTTACCACCACCAATAAGGTCTCTTGTCAGTCCAGAAAGGATATAACGAATATCTCTCTTACACTTTCTCTTCTGGTCATCTGTAAGCGACGCTGCAACGACTGGGAACTGTGCATAGGCAAACTCAGATGCTTCTGAAGCAATGAAGTCCGCGTTTGCCATGATGAGGTAACCAGCATCCTCCATAGTTCCTACGGTAGGACTATTGGTTACTGTCTTATTGCATAAAACATCAGTATAAAGATATGCTAATGTAGTAATAGCACTTGCTACATCAGAACAAGTAAATCCATTTGTGGTTGCACCAGAAGTATCTTCTGTTACAGTTAAATCAAAGTAACGACTTAATGATGAGAATTTTGGAGTATAAGTTGGTTGAGAATATTTACCATCTTCCAATCTCCAGTTACGCATTGCATAAATGCACAATCTCCTAGCAACCTCAAGAGATCTTACAGTGTATGCAAGTTCGTTACCAACATATCCAAGAACACCATTGTTTCTGTATCTCTTTGCAGCTTCTACCACATGGTAGTTTCCGCCATACTCAAGATCCATGATGATGGCATTGACAAAATGCCCGATGTCTCTACGGCACTTTGTCTCGCTTGGAATTACAAATCCTCTTTGTATAAAAGAAGATGTTCCAATTGCTGCATTATTATAAGTAGTTCCAGAAGTTAATCCTAATGTTGCAACTGTGCCAGTATATTGAACTTCTAATACTGTAGAGCTTACTCTATTTGTAACAATATAATTTCCATTTAAAAGACCAGATGCAAATGTTGTCTTTTTAATGGTGACATTATCAGAAACATAGAACCCATGAGGAACAGATGTTGTTATTCTTACAATTACTTTTCCTAGATCCAAACCAGTTCCAGTTGTTGGTACAATAGAACTTATAGTAAAATTGGGACTAAATTCATCTTCGATAATTTGATAAGTTTCATCTTTAATAAATTCAAGATTATTGCGAATTAAATTACAAGCATCTTGATATCTTCTACTTACATAATCTGTTATTGGAAACTTATATGGTGAATTGAGAAGGGAAAGAGTAAAGTAATATGAATATGATCTTACATAAGCAGATAGTGGTGCATAGTTGCTCTGTGTAAATCCTACTCTATTTCCTTCCTTTGCAATAACAATTCTTCTTGATCTAGCATCAGCATCTTCAATAATTTTATAAACTCGTTGTTTTCCATTCAACCAAGAAAGATCTGGTGACGATGTTGGCAAACCAAAAATTTCAATCTCTTCATTTTCTTTGAAGTTATGAACGTTAGATGCACCTACAAGTGGATTGGTGTAAATTACTACACCACCATATGTGTTATATGTTGCAACCGAAGCATCAATTCTTGTAATTGGAAGTTGAGATATTAAATCTTCTCCCTTTGATACAATTTCTCCTTCTGGTCTAATAGAAGTAATTGTTGAAGAAGTAAATTGGAGACGATCTCTGATATATAAAAGATTTGAAACTGTACCAGATGTATGTGATGGAGTAGCAGCTCCAGTCGTAACTGCCGCAGTCGTTAAATATACGCGACCAGGATTTCCACTAGTTCCAGTAGTCCATAGATAAACATTAGCAGGAAACGATGTATTAGCTAACCAAGGTTGTGTAAAAGTTCCTAGACTTGGAGCAGGACCACCATATCTAAATCTATCTCCAGTGCTTAACTGGTTACTATTTTGATTTAAAACAACATCGATATATCCTGTATCATATGCAGATGCTCCAGTTGTTGCATTATAGAATACATTAGTTACAGTGGCATTTGCGTTATTTGTTTCTCCCCAAATAGTTTCTCCAACTGCTATTTGAGCATTACCAGTATTTTCTGAAAATGTAATTCTGTATTCTTGTCTTCCAAATATTTGATAACCAATAGGAAAATCCCTACCATAGTCACCGCCACTATTTGAATCATAGTAAATTCTTTGCTTATCGTCAAATGCACAAGCATAGTCCCATGTCTGTATGGGATTTCCAGCTGAATCTAGGCGATCTCTAAATGTAATACCAGTAATATAATTTTTGTCGGCAAACTTGAACATGTGCTTACCACCGTTCAGGGGTCTGACATTAACAATGCGAAGTGAATCTCCTACAATAGAACAATCAGGTGGAATTGAAATTGGATTATCTTCTACATAATCGCCACCAGAAATAATAACAGTTTCTCTTACTCCAACAGTTCCAGTAGCAATTTGACAGGCTCTTTTAATTGTTCTAACTGGATTTACTGCCGAACGACCATCGTTTGCGTCATCTCCAATTTGTTCAGAAACATAGATACGACCACCAACGTCATTTGTAGCAAGACTTAAAACATATTCAGTTGTAGCAATTTTATTTGATCTATCACCTTGAAGAGGAGTAATAGATCTTGGGAATATTCCATCACCCGTTATTCCATAATGAGGCAAAGAAGGACTATTTACTCTATATCCTACATGTTCCAGTATTGTAGTTCCATTTGCGACTTCACCACTTGTATGAATTGGAGCATTTGTTCCAGTTGTTCCATCTTGATTTACACGATAGATATTATCTCCAAAATATCTAAAAGTATTTTTGCTAACAACCGTAGATGCTAACCAGGATGTTCCAGTATTATTAGCATATAGTTTTAAATATGGAGCACGAAATGTTCCATCAGCAGTTGTTAGATTAACGAAATCTAGGTTAATAACTCTTGCTGTATCAGAAATAATGGACGTGGAAGTTCTTATAGCACCATTAACATCTAATTCATATTCAATACTATTAAGAGTTGCTGTAGCAGTCGCTCCATTACCAGCACCGCCAGAAATAGTAACAGTTGGGGTAGATGTATATCCATTGCCAGGATCATCTACAATAATTGCAGCAACTGTTCCTAAGTTAATCAAGGCACTTGCTGTCGCTTGCCTTCCAGTTGCTAAATTTGGAGCACTGATCGTAACTGTTGGAGTAGAAGAATAACCACCACCAGTATTTGTTAATGTAATTTTTTCAACTTGCTGACCATTTCTGTTAATACCTACACGGGTAAGTTGCTGCGTTGCATCTAGCTGCCAACGCATAACCTCTTTTTCACTTGCTCCTGTTCCAGCACGTATCGTAAATTCGCTTGTTCCTAGAACGTAAGGTTTGGTTCCCTTAAGATACTGTTTGTCAGCATTAAATTCTAAACTCATTTGCCCTTGGTGCTCCGAGAGTTCTGGTATCTATTCTTGTATTATTTAGCATCAGGTCCATAAAACTTTTACCACTTCTACGTTTGCAAACCATTTAATAGCAACAGCTGTTCCAGTTCTTGTACTGGAATAACTGAATTGATTTGCAATCGCAGAATATGGAGTAGCAGTCCAAGTTTCTCCAGTTGGAATGCTGTCTTTTATAATTGTATCCAGAGAAGATAAAATTGAAATGGCACCTGCCGAACCACAAGAAATCACAGTTTCATTTTTAAATGAATAATGACCAGATCCTGTTGGATTAACTCCAATGATGTGAGCAGTTATAAAATTAATTGTGCTGCTTGAAATTGGTATTGGAGTTGATCCATTGTCTTGACTAAGAATAGTTGTACTAACTCCTCTTAAAATATATCTCTTACTAGAAGCATCAATAAAGTTTGAATTTTGCAACTCCAGAGTATTGACGTTTTTAACGTCTAGAGTATCTGTAATTAATGGAGTTTGATTAATTCCAAAACCACCACTGGAATTGAAAGTTTTTATAGTAGTAGGCATGGTTGATTACTTCTTGATTTGTGTTTTATTAACAACTATTTTCACATTATCACCAGATGCAACACTAGTTGCAAGAGTTGCAGTAAATCTGACATTATTAGACACATCAAAATCAAATGATCCAACAAACAGATCGCTGTTAGCCGTATTTATATTTCCATATTGAACAGCAACAATATCTGTTCCTTTATGTATGACGTTATATTCAACAATCTGTTTATCACCAGTTGTTAGATTATCGGCAGATACTAAAATCTTTGCAGATGCATGAACTGTTGGACTGTATACAGTCACGTTTGCGACATTACTGGTTCCTTTGACTAGAGTTGTTGATGTCATTTCATTGCGAATATCAGTCAGTTCAAAGAATTTTAGGGTCTTATCTAAGATGCTAATATTATCTTCAGTTGAAGAAACATCAAAATTTCTATTAATTACTAAAGAACCAGTTGTTCCATTTAAAGTTAAGAGAGTATCTGGAACTCCCAAGATATTTCCAAATGCGAACTTGGTGTTGTTCAATCCACTTTCAAAAATTAAGTTATTTGTAGCATAACCATATACACTCAATTTATCGTCAATATTAACTCTTACTCCTAACTTAATTTCATCTCCACGTATTTCTAGATTTGCGTAACTATCGCTTACCCAAGTTAAAGTTGCACTTCCGTTTGCAACAGCTCCAGTAGTGTGAGTAGGTGCTACAGTTCCAGTAGTTCCTGCCGTGGTTACTTGATAAATGTTATCTAAGTAATAAACAAATGTATTCAGAGTGTAAGCAGTCGTTGGTTTCCACAACTGTTTTCCATCAGTGTCTCTCGAAGTAATTTTATTTGCAGTTGTTAAAACAAGTTCTGTTCTAGACAATCTTGCTGAATTAGATCCATCGTTGAAGAAATATAAAATATTATCATTCGCACCTACAGTTTCTTCAGCAATAATATAAGTATTTCCATCAACATCTCTGACACCACCTAGGGAAATAAAATTAACACCATTTGATCCTTCATACTGTGAGGTTTGTGTATTATATCTAATGATGCCAGCTGTTGTAGCAGATGGTCTGTTTGTGGAATTTCCAACTGGAAGTTTTACACCACCAGTTCCAGTAACTGAAAGAAGTCTAGAAGATGCTCCTGGAGCAATTGTGATATCTTCATCTTGAGTTGATGTAATAGTAGTACCATCAATATTGAGTTTATTATCAACAGTAATTCCAGATCCTGTTGTGTTGAGAGCACTTGCTGTGATAACACCAGTTGCAACATCAGTAGAAATTGTTGTTGCCGTTGTTATGTTGTTTATTGTTAGTGTTGCTCCAGTTGCTCCTAAAGTTCCAGGGAGAGGAATTACCAATACATCGCCAACTTCATAACCAATACCATTATCGGTTACAGTAACTGAAGTTAATGCGTTTCCAGAAACAGTTGCGTTTAACGTCAAACCAGTTCCAGATCCTCCTGATGGTTGTATTCCAGAGTATGAACCATCTGTATATCCAGATCCACCAGTTATTGATGTTGATGTGATAGTTTTATAATCAAAGTTTAAACTTCTATATGATGTCGTCAGTAGATTTGTAAATTTTAATGCTTCTCCACTTCCTACTGCAACAGATAGTGCTAACGATCCAGTATTAAATGCAAGTCCATATCTTGTATTGCCTCTTATTGCGTATACTGGAGTTTTAATATCATCGGATGAAGTTGCTTGATAACCACCAGTAGAGAGAACTGATCCGTCAACTTGTAATCTTGATGTTCCAGAAAGATTAGTCGTATCTCCAATTCGTACTATTTTATTTAAATCTGATGAAAGATAAGTATCTCCACTATTTACAATACCTCCTGTAATTTCAAATGCTTCTGTTAGTGGCGTAATTGACGGATCTTTATTAATACCAACTCTATTATTGATGGCATCTATGTATAATGTATTTGCCAAATTGGCACTTGTTGTTATTGAAAATTCTCCATTTATGGTAAGATCTCCATCTACAACAGTATCTCCCGTTTGAGCATCTACGGTGAAAGTGTTTGAACCAATAATCAGATCATTATTTAATGTTGATATACCACTAATATTTAAATTGCCAGATGCTGTAATATTTGATGCCGTAGTATTGCCAAGAGTAGCAGTGCCGTCTTTTTCTAAAATTATATTTGAACTAACATCAATATCGGAAACAGTAATCTGTGCTCCGCTACCAGAAATTGCTCCAGTTCCACTTACTGTAATTACTCCTTCACGATTATTAAAACCACCTTCATCTAAGTGAGATGCTCCACCAGGAGTTCCTGCATCGCAGTAGTAATAAAGAGTTGTTGGGGTGCTATCATTTGGAACTATAGATAAAGATGTTGATGTATAATTATAATCTACCTCATCTCCTTCGTATTTTACTCCATACGTAGTTGGAAATAAATTAAGTACTGTATGAAATCCATCTCTTGTTGTACTAAATCTTAATGGGTGTCCAATATTTGATGGATCTGATTGCTCAAAAACATAACGAACATTTTTTTGAAACGTGAAATCTGGAATATTTGTATAAGTTCCAGCGGGTCCAGTTGATGAAAAAAAGTAATTTAATGCTGTTGTAATGGCGGATACTGTAGGAGATCCTCCACCTCCAGAAGAAGTTGCAGTAAGACCATTAGAAAAACTCAATTGATCAAATGCTGTTACTTGAACAGTAACAGCAGTAATATTTGATCCAGATGTAAATCTTTTTACAATATTAAAAGTTTGTCCATTGTATGTTAAAGTGTCACCAACATTAAAACCTGTAGTTGGATTTGGAGATGAAAATTCTACTAATTGGCACAACTCCATCTTCACATGATATGTTGTTACTGGAGCAATTAAATTACTATCAAAACTCAATATATCTCCAATAACATAATTGTCACCACCATTTGTGACACTAACTGCAGTGACAGCACCAATAGAAGTTAGTGTATATTGAAAACCAGATCCAGCTGGACTGCCATTTCCCAAATTAGCATTTGAAGCGGATAGTACATTTCCAACAGCATAACCAGTTCCACCAGTTGTTATTAAAACATTAGAAACTTCTCCGCCACCAGATAAAGTAAATTGAAATCCTGTTGTTCCGCCAATACTTCCAGAAGACGCTGTTAAAACGTCTCCTTGTTTATATCCAGATCCTTTGTTAACAACAGTTACTGTAGCTACTCCTCCAGCACCACCAACTAATATGTTGGCAGTAGCACCAGAACCAGAACCACTGACGTTTGTTAAAGTAACATTATTATAAGTACCAGCGGTTCCACCAGTTCCAGGAGCACTTACACTACCTGCCCATGCCAGTACTGTAATAGATGCCAACGCACCTGTTCCAGTGCCGCCAGTTAATGGAACGTTAGTATATACACCACCAGCGTATGAACTTCCAGCATTCGTAATATTTCCACTATTGCTAGTGGTAATCGTTGCTACTGCACCAGAACCACTGCCACCAGTTAATGGAATTTTTATATTTGTTCCTAGATTATATCCAGAACCAACTGCTGATACAGTAGTGCCACCACTTCCAGTTTGTACTGATGATAATAAAGTTCTAAATGGTTGCAATGAAGTTAGATATGTAGAAGTAAAAGAAGCTACAGCATTTCCGTCAGAAACTATTGATAGTTCTTTTGATGATCTTCTATATAAACCAACATCGTTAGCATTTGTAAAATATAGTGCTGGAGATTGGAGAGTTCCATCACTCATACTAAACGCGCCTTCTCCAACAGAAGTTTGTACGTCGTATAAGTCTGCCGCTATTAAATTAATTTTTTGCCTCTGAGATTCAAAGGTATCTGTTTTAGCAACGGATCTAAGAATTGCCATTTCTTAATAACTCTCGTAATAGTGATTTGATCTCAGAGATTTCATTCTTCAACATATTTATGTCTTCCAATGCGGAACTTAAGTGTTTTGATTTTCTTCTTGCTTCTATAGCAGAATCATCCAAATTCAAGATGGCACCTGTATTTTCATCTCTCACTAGACCATCATGACCAGCAACTTTTATATAATCCATACGCGGAAATTAAAAATCAGAATGAAGCAACAGCACGAATGTCTTGGATCTTAGGCACGTAAGCAGGATCAACAGACTTCATAACAATTTTTACAGCAAAAGAAGAAAATTCTGGAAGATTTGTTACACTGTATTTAAACTCTTGATATGAAGATTGCTTCTCCACAGTTCCCGAAATAGTATTTTCACTGTTTGCAATTTCTAGTGTATCAGGCAATCCAGTTTCATTGAAATATACCCAATCAATGTCTTCAAAGTTTTCTTGACTTGAAGACTTTTTATATCTATACAGAACTTGAATATTTTCTACATCTTTAACATTTGCTGTTAAACGAACATCAATCGAAGTTGCTGGATTATTAATTGAAACTTCTTTTGTTACATACTTAGCAACGGCAGAACTATTTTTGGATGTATTTTCTGATACATAATCAATACCGTTTCTATAAGTTACTCTACCAACTTCCCAAAATGCTTTTTCATCGTCTGGTTGATTTGGGTATTTTACAAAATCTCCAACTCTAAAAATATCTGCTATTTGTGCAGTAACAACAGCATTTCTATTAAATGCGGCATTGTCAATTATTCTTGAAGTAAAATCATTATTGATTGGTTGTATATCTACAGAAACAATCAATTCCTGTGTTTTATTATTCCACAACACTGTTTTACCAGTAATAATATTATCATAGGTTTGTAAGAGAGCGGATGGATTGCGAGCTATAATCGTCGCAGCATCTGCAATGGAAACAAAGACTTGTGCTGGATTTGAATTGATAGTAACACTTGTTAATGTAAGTTGATTACCTAACGTAACTCCTTCTCCTTTTTGGAAGAATTGACTAGTCTTCACACGAACCCACACATTATTTCCACTCACTTTACATATCGTTCCAGTTGCTTTTGTTGTTTTTCCAGTAATTGTTTGATTATCTTGTATTGCAGTAGATCCATTACCAGCAAGTTGGAATTGATAAACTGGATAGAATTCAATAATTTGATCTCTTCTTCCAAATCTATTTTCTTGACCAGAGGCAAATTCAACTCTATTTGAAACTGTTTTTACTGAAGCACTCGACAAATCAATTACTGGAGATAAATATGATTTTTCTGATGATAAAATCATTTTGTATGTAAGAGATCTAGTAACACTGTTCAGTGTTTCATTAATTTCTGAAGCAATTACTTTTTGATTTGTGAAATAGTGAGGTTCATTTAAAAATGTCTTTTCGTAATCGGTTTGTGAATATGAAGTATAATTTGTTGTTTTAGAATCTGTAGGGATAATATTTGTTGTTTTAACAAAAGTTTCAAGTTTTGTACCTGTCATAGTTAAGTAATGAATTTGTGGATACAAAATTTCAAATTTTCTATTGAAACTTGCATAAACTGTATCTCCTCCACCAAGATTATTTCCAGCAGCTTTTGAAGAAGAAGTAATATTGTAAATATCAATACCAGAATTTGTAACTTTAAATAGTGTGTTATTTAAAATATTTGCTGTAATACCAGCGGTTTCCTCGGCACTTCTATAGAAAACATATGATTTGCCAGAATCTTCAAATCCATTATCTCTATGTTTTACTTTGATAATGCTATTATTATTTTTAAATAGTTTAGAAGTAGCATTAGTATTTGAACTAGCATTAGTTTCAAAGGGATTTGAATTCAATAATTCATAACCAAGCTTTCTATTTGTTGCTAAAAATTCTGCTGGGCGAGAGATATCAAATTCTGCACGATAGAAATTAAATTTGAGATCTTCAAAAATATCTTCTGTCCAATTATCAACATTCTGTGATCTATATACAGATCCCAATGAAGGTTGGGTTGTAATGACAGTACTTGTTGAAATATCAATTTCCCCAAGTCTAGATGCCCATACTTCATATTCTACAGAATCTGTTTCTAAAACTAAAGCATATTCAGTATTATTTTGTAGATATACTGGATAATCAAATGCAAATTTAGTTGGAACTGTGGATTTGGTTGTACCAGATACATCTACCGCAATACCCATTTGTACAGCTGGAGTATCAATTTCAATAAATGTTTCTATCTCACATCCACTAGCACCATTTCCAACTCCTTTCACAACAACTGATGGTGGTTCAGTATAACCAAATCCAGAAAGAGAAATTTCTGCATTATAAATTTTTCCTTCAGAAACTTCAATGCGGGCAGTGGCAGAGGATCCACCAGGAAGTTGTGGACTTTCGATTGTTAAGATTGCACTGTCATAATTTTGACCTGTATTTTTAATTTTAATATCTGAAACTTTTCCGCTATCTTTTGCAATAGTTAGTTTTAATTGAGTGCCATCTGTAGCATTTGCGAGAGTTACGGATGGAATTAAAAGATCTTCATTTTGTTTGAAAGACTTACCATTATGGTTGCCTAAAACAACAGTATAAACTTGCTCATTTGTTAATGAATATTTTCCAGCAGTTGATGCTACTAATTCAACTCCATTTTTATCATATATTTTTAAAATAGGACCACTTGCTGAAGAACTGGTTCCAGTTACATATTCACCGATAGTAACACTTATATTTCCATTGGAGTAGCACTTCAAATACGTATTTGGATTTAAAGTTTTTTCTGATCCAGGAACAATATTTTTTGCTGGTTTCCCAGAGACAACATCTGTAATGTATACTTTGAATGGAATATTACTACTCTTCTTGGAGAAAAATAGATCAACTCCAGTGGCAAATAAACCACCGTCATAATTTTCAATTTTAAATGTTTGAGCAAGTGGATTTGGTCTTAGTGGGTTATCTGTATTGTTATCAATAATTTGAACCCCTTCATTTGATTTAAAGTAAGATGGTTTTGTTGAAACAATACTTGATGGATTTTCTGGTAAAATTCCAGTAGCATAATATTTTACTTCCGCATAAGTATCTACACTGTCCTTAGATGCATCTACTGGACTAGAAGTAAATCTGAAAGTAAGAACACCAGTTGTCAAGCGTATCGCTGCTCCCGATGTATCATAATCAACGGTAGCTACATCGCCAGTCCAAGTAGCATTTTCTCTTGGTGGAACTCCAGCAGGAACTAAAATCAATCCACTAGCATTTCCATTTTCATCTGTTGTAACAGTTCCATTAAATGATGAAAGAGAATTCCCAGCAACACCAGTAAATCTAAGATCAGGATTAACCCAACGATTAATATTTCTTCCTTCTAAAAATACATTAATAGTAGTATTTGGCTTCATTCTTCTAACAACAAATTTCACAGGAACACTTCTTGCAAAAAATGATAGTGCTGTTGAGACAAGATTTCCATTTACAGATTTTGTTTGAACACCTTTTCCAATATCATTATTTCTTGGACTGATATTTGAAGAACTAGAAATTGATGCCGATGTTACTGTAGATGTTGCTTGTTGAGTATTGATTTCTCCAAGCGAATTAATAGTTGTAAATGCTGGAGAAGTGCCAACCCAATTGACAATAAATGAATTATATAATCCAGAAAAACTTTCCTTAGAATCATCTTTTGCTAAGAAAATATTAAACAAACTTGTATTTGTATCGACAACAACTGGATCGATATTCTGGTCATACCAATGATCAATATTTGGAGAAACATCAACATCCCCAACATATTGAATAACAACGAAAGGATTTGGATTTATTGTTTTTGATGCAAACTCATTTCCAAAAAGTTTTAAGTCAGTATATGGTAATGTGATAATATCACCAGATTTTTTATAACCAGATACCGATCTTTGATCTTCTCTAGTATTCACTTCTTTTAAGAGAACACAATCTTCTTTAGATTGAGGACGCAAAACTGATTGCTGAGTATCAATAGCGCATCTATAATCTAAGGATGTTAGGTTTCCAACTTTATGAGATTCAAAATTATCAACAAAAAATCCACTCTTAAATCTATCTAAACCAACCTCATCCTTGACTTGCATATTCAATGCTTGCTGCTCTAAAATACTTAAAGTAGTATAATATTCAAGTCTTTCAATACGCTTTTCTAGCTTACCAATATCACGCATCGTATATCTACGATTATCTACTGGAGTAATCCTTACATCTTTACTTGTTTTTGTATATGCAGGAATATAAACATAGAACAGAGGAACAGCATCATCTATTGTATCTGGTTTAGAAGGATTTAATGATGAATTTCCTTCCTTCACAAAAAATTCTCCTTTTTTGTTCAAGAAAATGCCATCAATTCTATCGAGATATTGAACTTGACTAAATGAGAATGTATATTCTATTCCTTGATCTGCTGCTGGTGTAGCAGCAATTACAGATCCAGGACCAGAAAATTGACCAGTAGTAATTGCAAGAGAAGATGTATCCTGAAATCCTGCAATAATAGCATCTACATCAACTTTTGGTCTAAAATCTAGAACATTTTTTAGTTCAAGATTTCCATGAACTGAAGAATTAAATGTTGGAATTTCATCTTCTTCGACACCAGCCTCATGTAAGTAACTATCAATCGTACAGAAATCTCCTTGCGAATGTTCAAAATAATCAAACGCAATTAATAGTTGACCAGTAGTTGGTTCAAATCCTGGTTTTAATACAATCCTAGAAACATCGTAAATGGTATCTCTTTGTCCATTATCAAATGTAAACTTTGATGTTACATCAGTTCCAGAAATAAGATTTCCAGCACTATCTGCCTCTGGTGGTTGGGTGCTAGTTCCCTCATAAACGTATCTTAATTTAAAAGCATCCGAATAAGATAAAATATTTACAGCTTCATTATCATAATCTGTTCCTCTAAAAGGAAGAACTCTATCTCCAGAAGAATTTACAATAATTCTTTTATTTTTGATTGCTGTCTTTAATCTTGGTTTTGCGTTGCTTACTTCCAAAGTAGCAGTTAATTTTAATTTTGGGAATGTTCCATTTGTGGGAATACTTCCAAAATATGTTGATGGTAATTGTAGACTGATACTACCAGATGTTAGACCACTTGATGTATCAGTTGCTGAAGAAATCTCTACGGAATCTTCATTAACATAGATTATATCTCCGTTTGAAATATCAGAGGCATCTCCCTTATCTAAAACGGTAATAATAAAATTATTCTCTGTGAATGCAGCAAATCTTTGAGTTCCATAAGGCAATTGAGCTGCAAATGTAATTGTTCCACCGCTTGAAGATGCAGTAGTTACAAAATCTCTACGGAAATAATATTTGATATTTGTATCATCTCCTCCATTAGAAATTTGACTAATCTGTTTGCTACCAGTTGGATATAAGAGAGTTCCACCATTTGGATTTTTTAATACTGGTCTCAATCTAACAATACTAGTATTAGTTACATTTCCAGACAAAACAGAATCTAGATAAATTCTAGTTTTTTCTACTCCAGATGGTTTTGTTGCATATTGGACAATTGCACGAATTAAATTATTGTTAGCATCAGAAAATTGTACTATGTCTCCTTGCACCAATAAAGAACTTGCATCAGCACTAAAACTTGTTGATTCAATAAAGTCCGAACCCTGTGATCCAAAAAATGTAAAATCTGTGACAGATCTTACCTCTGAATATTCTTTACTATCTACTAAAACATCAGCACTAAAAGTATTTGCATTTCCAGATCCATAATTACAACCAATTGATTTTACATTTTGTGGCGTGTAAGTTATTACAGTATCTCTGAATAAAACTGGAACAATTGCTGCACCAGAATTTGGTGTTGGAGCTCCAGTTGGAACTTTAACACTAACTGCTGGAGGTTGTGAATATTCAACATTAACTGCAGATCTATTATTTACAATAGCTTTATAAACTTTTCCATCTCCAGTCAAATATAATTGAATTTTTGAAGAATCATATTCTAATCCATTAATTAAGATTGTTGATCCAGTAGCATAACCAAGACCTCTATTTTGAACAACAAAGTGAGAGATTGTATTTTCTTTGGCAATTTTTACAGTGTTGCCAACTTCATCTCGGATTGTTTCACCCGATAAAAATCTACCAGACAAAGTTTTGATGAATAAAAGATTGTTAGTAGAATATACTCCATTAGCAGCGCCCTCTACAACGCCATATGCGTTGCTTTCAAGACCAAAAACATATCTACCTATAGAAAATGCATCAGCACCTACTGGAGACGCTTCTAAGGTAATCTTTGTAAAGAACTGAGGATCAAAATAAGAAAAACCAAAGAATGAATTATATGCAGACGATCCACCAGAAAGACGACCTTTGGATAGGATAATATCTGAATCTGAGTTAAATCCAGATCCTCTTTGCTGTAGATAAAAATTACTTGGCTTAACTTTACCAATAACTGGAGTTAGAGTTTGTCTATAATCTACGATAAAACCAAACTCATTAGTTTGATTTTGAGCATCAGATTCAGTAAGGTAAAATCTTCTCTTATATTCGGAATCGCCATTATCATATTCAAGAAGTAAAAACTCTAGTTCATTTTTTGGACCAGTTACAGTTAACTCTAAGAATTTTACAGAGACAGATGGATTTATGAGTGGTTTATTTACAACTGCATATGATAATGATTTTACACTGCCAACAGAAGTTGGAGATCCAACATCACTTCTTGATTTGATAAAATATAGTGTTCCTATTAAATTTTGGAATGTTCCATCAGTAATGCTACCGATTAAAGTTGTAACGCTGCTTACTTGGATAGTTACAGTTTTAATAGCATCATTTGAATTAAAAATCAGACCTCTTCTGTTTAAAGTTTGCCTATGATCTGTAGGTAATTCTGTATTATTGAGACCAATTGAACCATCATTAAATGTTGAGTATAAAAATACATCTGGATATGCTGTTAGATCTGCTCCTTCTTTATTCAAAGGAACACTACCAAATACATTTGTTATTGTAAATGATGGCAGACCTTTTGTTTTTAATTTAACATTGTCACTACTTAGACTTTCTCTTGATTTATTGATATCAAGATATTTAATTTCCTTGTTAACAATTTCATATCCTTTAATGTATGCTTTGCCAGGACCAACACTAGCAACCATTTTTCTTGCTGCTTCGCTAGAAGTTAATCCATTATATAATCCGAATTCATCCTCAGAATATATTCCATTATTTGTTTCTTTTTGGGCGTATTCTCTGATATCAATAGAAAAATTATCTACTACATAATCTCCACTTTCATCAAAAGTTCTTCTTGCTAAAGTTTCTTCTAGCAATGTATAATCTGCTGGAGATACTTTTTTCTGAATTACTCCTCTAGAAACTGTCAATAATTGAATAAAGTTTTTATCGGTAATTGCATCTAATGCAAATTCTTTTAGAGATAAAGAAATACTTAATCTATGAGCACCAGGAGCGGTATAGTTAGAAGATCCTATAGCATTATCATATAGAGATGCATCTTCCTCTGGTGTTACAATATTTTCAGAAATAACAAATCCAACTTTTGCTGATGGTTTATCATAATATTCTTCAATGATCAAAAGATCTTCTTGATTACGAACAAAGTAACCGTTTACAAAATAAATTCCTTCCGATACCTTCACAGCAGAAGCATATCCCATTGCTGGACTTTCTAAAGAAGTCACTTCTCCAGTATCTGGATTTGTTATACTAATACTTGTTGGAAGTACGCTCCCATCCGTTCCAACAACTAACAGTGGAGTATTGACACCATCAACAACTTCCAGAGTTTCTCCTTGTCTGAAAGTTGGTTCTTCATTTGAATTACCACTAGTTATATAATTGACATAAAGAGTATCTGCAGTTTCTTCTGTTGCTAATTTTACAGATACTATAGTTCCAACAACACCAGAAGTTAAACCGATAACTTGCTGACCAATTAACTGTGTAATATCATATTTTTTATAAACAATATCATCTCCTTCACTAACAGCTACTTCTGTTACCGATGATAATTTTACATAATCTAGTTTTGTATTAAGACCTATCTCTCCAGGAATAACCATCTGCCCTTGCTTGAAGGCATATCTACCAAAACTTTCAATCTGATTTTGTAAGATTGATTGTAGTTGTGTTAATTCTCTGCCTTGAATAGAGTAACCAGGGCGAAAAAGAATCTTATAAAAATTCTTTGTCGCATCAAAGTCCTCGTAGTAAGGATTTACGTTAAGATTGGTCTTCTGTGGCATCGTACTCCGCCAAATACAAACATCTAGTCGTTAATATTTAGCGGAGTAAAATATAAATCAGAACTCAATAACTAGTTTGATATCTTCGATCTGATCAGGGGCACGAGTGATCAGTTTACGATTTTCTACGTAAATGACCTCACCAGAATTATTTTGAATTTCTGGATTTGCATAACCAGATGTAAATGTTACACCACCACTTGATGAACTATATGCAGTATTAGGTGTTCCAGACGCCGCTGATTGTGATCCAGTGATAGCGCCACTGCTGCTGAAGCTTCTTACTGTTCCAGTCGTATCTCTATGAGCGTCATTAGTTTGGATATACTTAAGAACTCCATTAACAGTTGATCCACTATCAAGTGTCCAAGAAACGACAGTACCAATTGCTGTTCCACCAGAAACGGTTTGTTGAATTCTTTCGTCTGGAATGAAGTCAGCAGTTGCACTATTAATCTTAACAGCTTTTAGACCACTAAGGGTATCGGCAGTTGAGAAAGTAGTTGTTCCATAGTTATATGGATCAGCAAGAATACCAATTCTGCGGAAGTCATTATCAACTGGGAAATCTCCAGATCCTTCGGAATAAGTTAGACGAATATTTGTCATAACTCTCTTAGCGTTCAATTCTTGCTCATGGTCAAAACCATGACCGCCAAGAGGAGGAAGAATTACTTCTATAGATCCAGTTGCCCCAGCAGTAACAGTAGCTGCTGTTGTCAGAGCACTATTAGTGAAGAGACCATACGAAGTTCCTCCAGTACCAGTACCAGTTGCTAAGATTACATTAGCGTATGTATATCCAGATCCTCTTGCTTGAACAAAAGCACCAGTAATATTACCAGAACCATTAGTAGTAATTCTTACAATACCACCAGTTCCATCTCCTTTGATGGAAGAATATAGTGTTGAAGATGCAGGAAGACCAGCACCAGCATCTTTAATTAGAACAGCATCGATAGCTCCATCAACTGCTAAAGCCTTTACTGCAGTACGAGAAGGGTTTGCAGGAAGAACAATAGGTAGAAAATCTGATGATAGGAATCTTAGTACATCATCTGTTGGGATGGTGTACATATATTTCCAGATATAACCAGCGCCAGTTGTTTCTGTATAAAGACCAGTTCCTGCTGCATAATTAGCACCAGTTGTAATTGGTTCTTCTGTTGCGTTTTGACCAGTGGCGTTTGTTGGGTTCTGACCGTTATAAAGACACTTGAATACTTCATATGCAGAGTTCATTACATAGAACTTAGCATCTGCAATTGAAGTTGCACCAGTTGCTGTAGACTTACCAATACCACCACCACCAGCTGGTGTGGCAGAATAATCTGGTTTCCACATATCAAACTTAGGATTAGCAACTAAATCCCAATTGTAACGACGAATAACTGCTCTAGCAAATGTATCGGTAATGCGCTTAGCAGCAATTATTTCGTCGTAAACTGCATTCTTTTCATCTTGATTATCAAGGGGAAGAGGTGGCACATCCTCTGTTGCATAACGATAGACACCAGTTTTTGCTGTAGCGTTGGTAACGATAGTTGTTCCGTTATCAGCAGTAGAAGAAATTGTACTTCCAAATGATGGAACTGAATTTACTCCATTTGTTCCAAAGACATCTGTAAGTAGAAGTGCAGTATCATATACTGCAGCAATCGTTGCCTTAAATGCTGATGCTGCATATTGACCAGCAGTTGTTCCAACAAAAATTTTGTTACCAACAGTGAAGTTGACTGTTCCTTTTGAATAAATCTCTAGGTATGCTCTCCATGGTTGTGGTCTTCCGACAAAGAAGTACATTCTAGTACGTTCCGTACCAGTATCCGTACTACCTTCAGTTAGCGATTCCAGAAATTGCTTCGCATTAAAAATTCTAAACTTATCAGAAATAATAGCAGGCATGGTTTTTTCGTTCCGACTAGATTTGTGCCAAAGTTATTTATATTTATGTGTTTATTTAGGTGATTTCAAAAGGAATGATTTCCTTTCCAGTATTGGAAACGACAGCACCTCCATTTACTGTAATAGATAGATTATTAGAACTTCTATCTTTTATTGAGTTTCCTTGACATGTTAGTAAAGATGTTCCAGAAATGTTTGTTATTTGAGATGGAAGAGTAAAGTTTGTGTTAGAATACAATGAAGTTCCTTTTACAACACGCAAACTGTTAATTCTACCAGAAATAAAGGAACTGGCAGTCCAAGAAGCTCCAATTCTAAATGGTTTAGAAGCATAGTTGTTAGTATCGGTGTATGTTGATGTGGTAGTTACAGTTCCGTTGATAGCAACTCTTGTAATTCCAGAAGATCTATATATGGCAACATGGTTGTCTTGAGATGTGCTACACGTATTTGAAGATGTAATCCTATAAGCTCCATTAACAAATACCCTGATATTTCCAGAAGAATTCATTTCAACATAAATTGAAACATCTGTTGATGCAGTTCTTTGATCTATCAAAACTTGCGTTCCGCTAAGAGCATTTGGTTTCCAATAAAACTCTATGGTAAAATCTCCAGTTCCATAATTGAAAGCATTATTTGAAGCAATATTTAAGTAACCAGTTCCATCAAAACTTACAGAATTTCCAATTAAAGTAGTTGATCCCCTTACCGATGTGCAACCAGTAAATGATGTAGAAGTCTTACCAGTATATTGAATAAGACCACCTGATCCAGTAAATAGATAACCACTTGTTGGGAAGAATGTAGTTGTTGGGACTTCAATAGTTGATGCTATAGATCCAGTTGAGAATGGAACTACTACAGGATTTTGAATTGAAGGTGGCATTAATACAAAATAAAATCCATCTGTTGTATAACTAGATTTTCCTTTTAATTCAAAATCTTCTATTGATAAAGTTGGATAATATCTTTCCAATTCTTCTAATGTAATTCCAGAAACATTTGATACACCATCATCAGCTAGAATATTGAAATGATTTATTGTATGACCAGCATTGGTAACTTCGTATGTTCCAATATATTCTGCATCAGTAGTAGAAAGATTTCTGACTTGAACAATCAAATTATTTCTTTGAACTACATGTCTACCATAAATTGAATTATCAAGAGTAACAAAAGAACCACTTCTTTGTAAAATAGGATCTGTCCAGTACAGATTTTCTACATATCCATCAACAACTCCAGTTGGTGGTGGTATCAGTAAAAGTTCAAATTTTGTTAATAGTGAAGAAACTTTGGAAGTGATTGATTGAATATCAACTTCTAATTGTTTTACGGAACCTGTGGTTACAAATGACTTTATAGAAGATGAGGTAGTTTCATAAGATCTAGAAGTTCTGGTTGTTACCAGACTACTCATTGTTATTGCTTTTGCTGATGGAGCAATATCAATTTCAATAATTCTACTTGTAGTCGCTATTGATACTGGTGGGGTAATGTCTTGGTATTCTGTTCTTGTTGTTGAAGCAGAAACCGTTCCCAAACCACCTTTGATAGTAGCAGTTTGAGATGCAGATTCTACAATCACAACTCCACCAAATACGCTAGATGCTGGATCTGGTAGTTGTAATATTACTGTTCCTGCTGCCCAGAATTGGGCAGTTGTGCTTCTCTGACCTCTTTCTACATTTAAGAAACGATCATTAATTTTTCTGTAATATCTAACAATTTCATTACCGATTAGTAGATATCCATTAGATTTAAACTTGCTTGTATCTGCAACATAAACAACCTTATCAGCGATAGCAAGATCAACCTGTAAAAATCCGCCAGTAGTATAGTAATTTACATTTGATAATGCATCATTTGGTATTAGATTTTCAAAACTGGTTGTAATTTGTCTATTGGTTGTAACAATAGAAGATGTAATTACATCAGCAAGTCTTCCACGAATGACACTAATATATTGATTTGTATTTGTAAATACATCCAGTTTTTTAATATCACTTGCAAATGGGGCATCTTGAACAATTAATTGTGTTTGTTTCTTAGTTAAGTTACTACCAGCAGATCTTAAAAGTTGTATCTGAGCAGTAATTACTCTATCAGTAGATATAGGACTATCAAAGAAAATTGATGTAAACGAATTTACTCCAGAAACTTGATTTCCTAATACATCAATAGATGAGAATGCTGTATACCCACCATGTTCAACAAATGAATTGACACCAATATTAATTAATGAAACACCAATATCTCTTTCTGTGAGAATATCATATCCTCTTGCTACTACAACTTTTGGAGCTTGAGTATATCCAGATCCGCCATCAATAATATCAATGCTGATAACTTGACCTTTGCTGACAAGAACATTTGCTCTTGCTCCTCCACCATTTCCATCAACTGGAATAAAATTAAGAATTGGAGGAGTATAATATTGATATGCAGTTGGTTGAGTTAATGGTTCGTAACTTCTTCTATTCCATTCAAGTTTTGTAACTTTTCCGTTTTCAACTTTAGCTACTACACTTAATCCCTCTCCCCTTGTAATACCGTTGTAAGTTTCAATATCAACAGTTCCATAGAATGAATTTGAAACTTGTTCGTATTGTCTTTGCTCTTTACTAGTAACTCTTCCTGGTAATTTTTTGATTTTTCTAAAACCTTCTTCCCCATCAACTCTGATCAAATCATTATTTGATAGAGAAATAAATGGTCTCTTGTATGTTTTTCCTAGATATGTTCCAGACCAAATCTGCTCATTATCCGAAAGAATGGTTTTACCAGTGCTATCTAATTCATATGTAATACCTGCAGCAGAGATATTTACACTTATTCTTAATGTATTATAAAATCCACGTATGGCAAACCAAACTGGTTTACTGATGTCAATAGATGCCTTTGCACCAAAGACATTAAAATTCAATATATTTGAACCAGAAACATATCCATCTGATATTTGACCTATCATATTATAGGTGCCATTTGCATTAATCTGATATGCGTGTATTGGTTCTCCAATTTTATTTCCAGCCCATTCATATTTCAACAAATCAGAGAGACCGCTTGTAATAGTTAAACTTACAGCTCCTTTCGCATAATATGTGTCTGGGTTATAATCATAGATATTGAGAACTTGACCGACATCACGACCATACAAATATCTCATATCTACTTTCATTTCCTTAACAATAGGAACATTAAAATAGATATTTGGACCAGAAACTATGTAAGAATATCCTTCTCTCTGTAAAACACCATCTAAAAATACATACAGGAAAGTTGATTCTTCGATATTCTGTACAGTAAAGTCTTCGACATCAAGTATCAAGAATGGACCAGAACTAATTCCATCGACTAAACTAGTATCAATAGTAAGTCTTTTATAGTTTCCAACTCCTATACCAACAACTTTTTCAACTGCTGTTGGTTCTCCAATGCTTTTTGCACTAAAATCTTGATCCCATATTGGTGCGACATCAAATACAATTTCATTAGGTATTACTTCACGATTGATGTAATATGAATCAGAACCTGGATATGTCTCTGTATATTTTGGTCTCTGTAAGACAGCATTGATCGTTAAAAATAGATCCTCATCTTCTTCAGTTATAACTTCACTTCCGTCATCCCAATATAATTCAAAAGTTTTATTTTCGCCATCAACATAATCTGGATATGTTCTCTTGACAGTTTTCTTATCTAAAATATTTTTTACATTTGAATATAAAGAATTAACAGAAGAAACAACATCAGCACATTCTGAGGAAAGAATGAGTGGATCTGGTATTAAATTATAATTTGAATATGTTGTTGTAGTTGACCATTGACCAGATTTGTTAGTATTAATTGGAGTAATTGAAACTACTCCAGATCCTCTCGCAATAATATCTTTTACAATGTCGATCATTGTATTGATACTAGATGCAACTTCTTGACAAACTGGATTAATTGGATCGACTAAAATTGTGTTATCTGTTACTGGTAGAATAGAAGTATATGATCCTCCAGTAGTCAGCTGATTTCTCATAGCGAGAATCATTCCATCTTTAAGAGTATCCCAAGCAAGTATTGCTGCGCTTGTTTCTTCTGGTGATCTATTAATATAAGTAAGTTCTTCTCCGTAAGGATATGATGAAAATGTATAATAAGATTGAGCAAATTCAACTATCTTTTGATTTCCACCAAATCTTAAATGATAAACAACAGCATCAACTAAGTATCCAAGATCTCTCTTACATTTTTCTTTATCAGATTGCGGAAGATTGGTGCTGGTATAAATATATTCACTAATAAATTCTATCAGGAATTCTTTATTTGCTTGAATTAAATTTGATGCATCATAAAAAGTTCCATTATTAATGCCACTCAGATAGAAAGTTGCCTGATCGGAACCAGAAGTTGATAAGGCATTATTTGATACTGTAATTTGAGTTGCGCTATTAATTGCAGTAATCTTGGTATTTGCTGGATAAGCTCTACCGCAACTAATATACATTCCAATTGCAAGTCTCTCACTATCTTCAACTGTGATAGTAGAAGAACCTTGTGTGTAAGAAATATTATTCTCAACAATATCCCAATTTCTTACTGCAAGATTTGCAAGTTTTGTTGCATATTTAAATATTTCTAAAGACTTTGTTTTATTCTTCGTAATGTAATCATAATCAGTATCATTCCTAAAGATATTAACATAATCTACAGTTTTGGTGTTTCCACCAAATCTAACATCATGCTGATAAGCATCTAGTAAATAACCAATATCTCTTTGATAATCATCAGTTTTTGTGCTCCAATCCAATGTCGGATATTTGTTTTTTCCATATCCAATAGATTCCTCTACAATGAAAGTTTTGTTTCTTTCTATTTGATTAGCAGCATCTAACCATCTACCACTTCTTTGGAAAATATTTCTAATCTTTCTTAGATATCTTGTATTGTATTGAGTATCTTTAAAAGAAAAATATTTACCATAGAAAGTTACGCCCTTGTAAGAAGTAATATCGTTTAAATTATTACCTGTTCTTTCTGCTCCTGGTCCCAGTGGTGGTTTTGAAAAAATAATAGTATTTGCTTGAACTGTATATGCAACTTCTGGTTCTTGTAAGATACCATCCAAAGTAATGATTAAAGATTTTGCATTGAATGGAGTAAATGGGTTGCCATTATTATCTTCTAGATCAAATACCGTTCTTCCTTGCAATCTACCATCACTATCATAGTATCCATTAAATGGTTGCACCAGACTAACTTCAAAAGAAATGTATTCATTAAAATTAAACTCTGATGGTGCAGCAGAACCAAATCCTCTCTTAATTCGTTGGTTTTCAATTTTTTGGATAACTTGCGTAACTGTTCTTCTCGTATTTTCGACAGTAACTTTATTTTTTGCTGGATCCCAGAGTTGAATAATCGAAAAGTGATCATTTTTATTAATTTGTTGAGAAGGCATCGATGTGCTTCCAATACCTTCAATGTCAACTTGACCAAATAATTTAAATCCAGCTGGGTGTGTTGTAGATTTAATTAAATCTCTCCAAACATTAATTGGAGTTTTTGATTTTACAACATACGAATAGTCCTGATAAAAATCACTATCTAAAAGTTTTTGATTTGCAACTCCAAGTTTTCCTCTATCAGAAGTATAATAACCAAGATTATCATAGAAACTAGAAATTTCTGCGCCAAACGTAGTTACAAATACAGATTTTATTGTACCAACAGTAAAATTTAATATAGATTTAATTTGATATCCTTGCCTAAAAATACCAGTGATTTTTTCTATTTTTAATAAATTTGAACCACGTCTCCATTCAGATACAATTCCTCGTGCAACTTCAACACCATCTATTACTTGGACTACGACTTCTCCTTTTTGATATTCTCCCGAAAAATTTTCTAACGAGAAAATATATTTTGATGTAAATGATGAAGATACTGTTTTATCTAAATGGAATGCCCCTCCATTTTTTATAATCGTGATGCTTTGTGGAACTCCAATTGTAGAACTTTGTACATATGCTTCAACATCACCCTCAATGATTTCAATTTCTGGAGCAAATGTATATCCTTTTCCTGGATTGCTTACAGTAATTGAGAATATTTTACCATCTCTTACCACAACATTAAAAGAAAGATCAACACCATCTCCATTCTTTATAAAAACTTTTGGATTTGTATAATTTGAACCAGTGTCATCTATTCTGACACCAGTAACAACATTTGTAGAATAATCATATAGAACTGTTGCTTTTGCTTTAAAGTTTGTATTTGGATCACAACCAACTATTATTGGTGCTTTTTTATAATTTAATCCTAAGTTAATAACTTTAAATGAATTAATTTGACCTATTGCAAATTGCCCAGTAGTTGTATAAGATATTGATCCAGATCCATCCCACAGAGGAACTGAATCTAATTGATATACAAATCTTGTTGGAGTTACATATGTAATTTTTTTGGTTCCCTGAAGAGGATCTTGAATAATTTTCAAATAAGAACCATCAGATGTGACTATTCCATTTTTATCAAAATAATAAAAATTAGCAAAATTTGTTCCTATTTTATTCAAATATGAATTTGAAGATAGTCTTGGTCCAAATCCAAATTTTACATCTGTAAATGATCCAGGATTTCCAGGTAAAACAGACGACGTATTTTTTTCTTCTGTTATCAAATTAAAAGTTTTACTAGGACTTAAATCAAAGTATGTTCCAGTCAGAGACGAGTGTGATGTATCAAATTTATACTTGTAGAACTCTTGAATGTTTATAGTTGGATTTGGAACGAACAGAGAATTGTCTTCAGAAAATTCAAATTTGTAACTAATATCTTCTGCAGAAACAACAGAAACTAATTTTTTTGGAGTACTGGAATCAAAGAAAGTTGTACTAATTTGAACTTCTTCTGCGTTTGATTTTGTAGTTGTGTAATTAAATACAATTATTGCTTCTTGAGTTTCGTAGTCATATGTTTTGATAAATCCAGAATACTGAGAAGATGATAATTGAAAATTATTACTAAAATTATATTTTTCTTCATACAGTGAGACTACTTGACCATTAAAATGATCAGCTGCTTGTGTTCCTTTTTGTGATCTCAATACTGTCAATTTGTTTCCATTGATAGCAGAAACACGTATGACTTCTTTTCCAATTATTAAATAATCATTTAAAGAAAGACCCAAAGCATCCTCTAAAATTAAAGATGTAGAAGATGCAGCAAATCCAACATGATCTAGATATACAACTAATCTAGAACTACCAGCATTTGCAGATCCAGATCTAGAAAGAGATTCATCGTCAACACCTAAGTAATCATATTTTTTATAACCTGATCCTCCATCTTGAATAACAACTGAGGAAACTATTCCAGCTGATGAAACAGTAATATTAGCTTTTGCGCCAGTACCAGATCCACCAGTCAATGGTATATTTGTATATGTTCCTGGCGTATAATATGCGCCACCATTTAAAATTTCAAATCTTCCAATACCAGTATAATCAATTGTTGAAGAATATCTTGGAGAAACAAACTTTACCTTTTGATATAATCTTTTTCTTACAAAATATGTCTTTGTTTTAGTTGCATCATCTGGTAAAATATTAATCACTACCTCATCATCAATACCCAATCCATGTTCACTACTTGTCTCAACCAATGCAACATTTTGATTTACATCAAATGGTATGAGACCATCACTCAGAGACGTTAGACTGACAATTCTGGATCCAGAAGTATTAAACAAATTATTGGATTGTAAGAAATAATCATCATCAACAATCCAGGTTCCACTGAGAACTTTAATCTTAACAACATTTTGTCTAGAAGTTGTTTCTAAAACTTCTGCTGTTGCTATTGGTAAATTAATGCCATCTGTTAAAGATAAAATGGCGCCAGCAGTGTAAGAACTATCTTGATCAACCAGAATAGAGAAAGTTTTTATAGCTGCTGAGAATGTTCCAGTCCCATTGAAAACACCAACAACATTTTTTAATACAATAACATTATCACTTACAACATTTCCAACAATTTCTCCGTATGCACCAGAATTTGGTTGACTGAGGGTATCATTTGCAAATAAGTATGCGTTTTGAATAATTGTTAGTTGTACTACTTTATTTTCTTTACTTTGTAAATAATTTACATTTTCTCCAACAACAGAAGACACAATAGCTTCAGCATCCTGACCTTCTGTTCTACTATTATCAAAGTATACTTTTGAATTTACTGAAAAATTGCTTGATGAATTTTGTAATTCGATCGAATCAACAAATCCTGGTTTTACATCAGAAATTTGAGCAATGACACCATCTCCATTTCCTGGCATTCCTGGAGTAAACAATCTTTTTGATTTCTTCGGAATATCATTTTGACTGATGTTTGAATTGTAATTACTATCAACTGGAAGGGAATAAAAATTCTCTCCAATAACATATGGAAATTGTGGAATTTGATTACTATCGATTGTCAAAAAGTATGCATATGTTCCTGCAGGAAAATCTGGAGTAACACAAAATCTACCATTGTTTTCATCTAAAGTTCCACTCTTGTGTGTATACTTAAAATCATTTACAAATGTTCCAATTGGATATTCAGAAAGTCCTGGACCGCCTGGACGACTGCCGTTTAAAGAATAACTAGAAGTCATTCTTATAATCGAAGATTGAGGATCTAATGGATTTTCATATGCAAATGGACCATAAATTGGATTGCCATCATATGCAAATCCAATAATAGGAGAATGAGTTTTTGTTACTGGTTCTACCAATGTAGCATTTAGATTGTCATTTAAACTTATTCTGAGGGATTTTGGATTTGCTACCTGACCATATCCATACTCTAAAACGTTATTATAATTTTTAAAAACGTGTCCATATTCCGTATCCAAATTATCGGATAATTTGACAAATCTATTTTTATTCCATTCCTTTAAAAATGGAGTGGCAGATGCTCCATTACCAACTGGGATAATATCAACTATTACTGTTGCTTGATCATAAAAATTACCTTCTTCATTTTTTATGAAATCAGTAATTTTGCCATCAGTATTTACAACTGCTGTAAAATCTGCAAATCTTCCTCTTCCAGCACGATCTCTAATTCTTACAGTTGGGGGAGAAGAATAAAATTCTCCTGGATTATCTATGATGAGACTAGTAACCTTTCCTTTTGTTACTACTGCACGTACAACCGCTCCACGACCAGAGGTTATCAAAACTTCTGGGGTTCTTGGAAATATTGTATTCGTATCAACAATAATTTTCTCTACAACTTGACCACTCAATAAAGCTCTTGCTTGATTTGGAACTCCATCCAATAAAACAAATGGTGGTTTTGCATAACCAGTTCCTTGAGTGTTGATTTTAATTTCTTCCAATAAACCAAATCTTACACTTTCTTCATCCTTGTAACCAAAAATGGGTACACCATTTAATAGAATGCCAACGTCTCTTTTTGGAGTTTTATATATTTCGGTAGTTCTTGTTGCTTCTTTTCTAATAATTCTCAGCAGTTTTTGATCTAGTAGTTTTTCTGTAACAACAGAACCATCTAAAATTTTATGGGATGGATAACTAGAGCTTGCAATGTAATAATATTGATCATCTTCAAAAATTGCAGAAATATCTGTTGATATCTCACTCAATTCCGTATTGATTGATGGTATTGTTGGTACATCAGGAGATGATCCCTGAGATAAAAACCATCTTGGTTGATTTGAACCAGTAATAACAATTTTTGGATCTATTGTTTTAAAACCAGGATCTGATACTTGTACTTCATCTCCAGTATATGAATATGGTTGTGCATTTTCTGGTACAAAATTATAAACAACCCCGAGTGTTAGTAGTTTAACGTTAGATCCTTGAAGAATTACTGGTTTATATACTGGATCTCCAATCTCATACGTTGCTGGATTAGATCCTCTACTTTTGATAATAAACTGAGTTGCATTTTTATCATCAAAGGAAATTGTTTCATTTCCAATTAATATTTCTCCAGCAAGATCCCATCCAACTGTAGAAAAAACATTTACTCTTTTTCCAAAACCACTGTTTGATTGTAATTGTTTTTCTAGACGGGTTTTTGTTGAAATTGCAAAAGATCCATTAACTGTTTCTGGAGCAACTACTATATTCCAAATTTGTTCGTTATCAGAAGTTCCTTCTGGAAAAACATTATCAACAATTGCTGATGCATATTGATATTCTTCTGTCTCTATTTGAACTATTTGTTTTCCAATTAAATTTTTTGGATCTCCAGATACAATCTTTGCTTTAATTGCATAGACACTAATCCAATCAGATTCGGAAGATTTGTAAACAAAATCTCTTGGTTTATAAACTTCTGGTTTGTTAGTGCTATCTTGAGTAACAATAGTATTAAAAATAAATTTTATAGAACTATCAGTTCCTTTTGCCTTATAAAATTTTTGTATATTTTTAATTAAAGTTCTCTTGTCAACTTCCCCACGCAAATATTTTTCTGGGAAAGAACCTAGATATTGTGATTCAAAGTTTTTAACAATAGCATACAAAAACAAATTACTAATGTTAAGAACTAAATCTCCAGAAGAATGAGCAACCGATGTTGTTCCAACAAAAGAAGATTTTTCATACAAATCACCCAAAGCAATATTGCCACTAACACCCCTGGAACAATTTGTTAGTGTATTGCCAGTTCTCTCGCCATAGAAAATAATTTCATCTCCAATTTGCACATATCCATTTTTTTCTGGAAATCCAGAAGCATCCTCTAATACTACGGTTGTAGATGAAGAAGTAATTGATGTAACAAGAGTAGTATTTTGCTGAAGTAAAGACTTCTCATAGTAATCAATATCTAGATATTTCTGCAGATTACTAAGAATATCAAGCGGTCCCCCTTGAACCTCTTGAGCCTCATAATATTTTTCTACAAACTTGCCAAAAAGTTCATATTCATTAGAAATGAACTCTGGAAGTTGTGACTCAATTAGAGTAGAAATTCTTTTGGTCTTAACTGCCATCTACTTACTCTTTATACGCACTAAAGGATGAATTAGCAATATCAACATCAAGGTATACCTCACGGAATGCCTGAATATCATTATACAGTGGTTTTACTCTAACTGAAATTCTATTATCAAAATAACTACCTTTTATGATAGTTAGATCATACATTTTTAATTCACCTTTTTCATAATCAATAGTTCCAACTTCTTTGTCCAGAACAATCTTTTCACCAGTTACAGCATCTAGTGTATATAGGACAATTAGACCATCCCTATCTTCAAGATAGACATCAAAATTTGGGTATTCTGTAACTCTAAAACCAGTCGTAGACAGAATTGAAGTATCGCATTCTTTATCAAATGCATTCTGATAGCAGATCTCGTAATAGAATGTAGAATTGAGCTGAGGATAGAAATCTTTCCTCATTGTAACTGATGTTATATTTGAGTTGATTGACTTATCCGTTTCATCAATCACACCAACAATTTTACTATATCTAAATTTACCATTGAACTTTTCTATGTCCGATAATTCAATATAGTTTTGTAATGCTCCTATTACTTTATCTCTAATTTGAGAAGGAGTATCTGAAGTAATCGAAGAGTTGTAATAAATTTTGCTATTCACTTCAACGTATAGAATTGAAGGATCTACAATTACTGGTTCAACCGATGCAATAACATACTTTTTAAGTTCTTTGATAATTTC